GGACCCGTACCCGGACCCGGACCCGGACCCGTACCCGTCCCCGTACCCGTCCCCGTACCCGGACCCGGACCCGTACCCGGCGATCATGGCCAATACTCCGGCGACGCAGGCATAAACGGCCCCAACTTATCCACGGGGACAAGCTGGTTTGGCCAACTATCTATTTTATCCCCACTGATCGGCCCCTTCGCAGCAAGATCGCCGAGGCCATTTTCCCGCTCCTTCCAATAGCGCACATTTTTGACGTTCTTCAGAACACAAAATCCATCCTCTATCCGCATGTTCGCGACGAACACGAACCGCCCGATAAACTGGCACACCACCAAGCCGTAATCCGCGTTCTTCATCACGGTAGTCCGGCCTCCTCCAAATAGAGCGGTTAATTCTTTTGCCTGGCCTATTGTCAAGTCGTCTATGTTCATTAGCCTTTCTCCGGGGGGTTGATTTTGATGCCGCATTTGGTGCGGCCTTGCAACGTTCAACGAAAAAAGTATAATGCTTGTACTGCACAAACACAAGAAGACAACAGCATGGCATCCACATTTGTCAACGTAGCGGTCCCGAAAGACCTGAAATCCGCTCTCTCGACCTTGGCCAAAAAGCGGGATTTAACCGTCTCGCAACTGATTCGGGGGCTGATCCGGTCTGAACTGGAGGAGGATCGGGAGTCAGTGGAGGAGGGTAAGAGAGGACGAAGAGCCGGAGTTGTCGTAGACTGCGAGTAAGGATGCGGCAATGCCGAACCAAATATGGCAAGTCGGCGGCTGTGTTAAATCACACCCTCCGGTCGCACGGTGGTCGCCGGCTTGCCTCCTAACTACCATGCATAAACGGGGGGCGTCCCCATGAGCATAACCCCTGTTCTGCTTATAGCCGTGGTTGGCCTTTTTTCGGTAGCAAGCGGCGCTGTATTAGCGTATGGGGCGTGGAAAAGAAGATCATGGAAACATAGCGGAATTATTGTCGGAGCGATCGGCGTCGCATTGCTGCTGGCTGCCTGGACGGAGCTTGCGCTCTTCTGAATCTACCGGCACCATTTTCCCGGCGTCGGGAAAATGGTCGAATAGAAACCACATTCGGGGCGAGCCGGTTTAATACAGTTGTTGGATTCTGGATGGGGGTGATATGAGGATGACCGCCGAGGATTGGGCGGTCGCCTTGGAATGATTGGTTATGTGTTTGATACGGCGTACCTCGGCTCGCCAGAACGACCGAGTAGCAACTGAGGATGGGCAAATGGGCAACCTAGCCGTTTGAAGCGGCCGAATCGTTGTAAACAGCAACGAAGCACTTGAGACTGATGAATTACCGGCCTTGGATTAAAGGTGGACTCCGATACATGTCGGATGGCGAAAGCCTAAGACCGCCGGGAAAGACCGGCACCCAGACAGGGTGGAGAGAGAGAACGAGGGGCCGGTCCGCAATACGCGGTCTGCGTTGAAGCTGATGTTAGATTCTGGTTGGGGGTGGCGATATGTCAACGGCGGCAACGAATACAGGGGTGAAAGGCGACTTTTGTGATGGCTGCATATATCTGACGCCTCAAGAGAAAGACCAGTCGGATAAAAAAGAGCCTCATTTCTGCCAGCACTGGAGACTTACGTTAAGGCACGATGGGTGCCATCCACATATACCAATGCCGACCCAGGGTAGATGCTATTACTATAAAGCAAGCTAACAGCGACTAGACTGCACGCCACCCAGTATGCCCAGTACGCCCAGTACGCCCAGTACGCCCAGTATGCCCAGTATGCCCAGTACGCCCAGTATGCCCAGTATGCCCAGTACGCCCAGTATGCCCAGTATGCCCAGTACGCCCCAAGAGCATTTTCGTCTTGTTTTTGCTAAACTCATATGAAGCGGGGCCGCCCCGGTCCCTTTGTGTTTATGAGGCAGGTCATGGCGACATACGGCGAGGATGAGAAACTTCGGAAACGGTCACTGAAGACCGCAATAACCGGGGGCAAAACACAGCAGCAACCAGGGTATCTTTCCTCTGCTTCGTCTCGCCCGGACATGTATCCGAGCGCGGCGCAGAACATTGCGGGGCATCCAATCTATGGCGGATTGTCCGGTGCCGGGATGTTGGACGCAATGCGGCCGGCGCAGCCAGACCCGGTGGCTCCGCCTTTGGGAGGCAACCCGGCTGGGTACAATCCAATCTACCCCGTTATCCCGGAAGCACTTCAGGGCTTGGCCCCCGTCGCACCTCCTCCAATTCCGCCCCAAGGGTATGATTCACTCCCATGGCGCCGTGCTGGCAAGGGCGCGGGCTTGGAATACAACCTTCCAGGCCGGAGAGCAGGCGGTGTTACCTATGCCCCTACAGTGCCGCAGCAAGCACCTGGCAACACGGGCTTGATCAACGCAGCGCCAAGCATGGGCGATGTCGCCTCCAGTGCCGCGCCGATGATTCCCGGTGTCGGTGCAGCAGTGGGAGGTGCGCAGGCACTAGGAGATGTCGGAGGTGGCCTCATGGACGCTTTCACTTACGCGGGCGACAATATTCAACGCTCCGCCGCACAGCTTGGCAACTGGTTCGGCGGGATGCTCCCGGATACTTCGGCGCAAGCACCTGCGCAACCGCCCACAGTCGCACCTGCGCAGCAACAGCCACCCATGGCCGCGCCCCCCGGGCTGCCGCAGGCAGCCACCCCGCAGATGGGAACACCCTCGCTGCCGCAACAAAACCAGTTCGAGCTCAGCTTCACTCCCGGTTCTGGGCTGGACCCCGCTCAGGCACAAACGGCGGAACCACCTCCCGCCGCCTTCGATGTGGGCTACGGCGGCATTCAAGGCCGAATGGTTCCACCGGATCAGCAGGGACAATTCGGGCAAGTGCAGTATTCAAATATTCCCGGCGGCACGGAGGCAGCAGCGTATGGTGGAGGGCGTGGTATTCCCGCATCCATGCCGGGGCAGGCGGCAACGATGCAGCAAGGCGGGGGCTTGGCAGCCACAACTACTCCTGAGCTTGTTTCACGGTTCCGCGCAAAAAATGAACGAATGAAGCAAGCCCAAGGACTTAGTTCAGCGCTCAACGTGCAGTCCCCGCATGCCGAGCGGACGGCTATTCGGAATGCTCAAGTGGGCGTAGAAGGAGAGAGCCGCTACGGCGACACGCGCAGCCGGTACAACGTTGGCAAGGGGCGTAGAGCGGGATATCGCGGTAGAGCGCACGAAGACTCCGGCGCGATGGGTAGAGAAAAGATCCGGAGCGGTATGCAGCAGGATTTTGATCAGCGACGGGCGAAGTATGCCGCTGGACTGAGCGAAATGGCAGCGATCAACCAAAGCGGCGAAGATGACCGGATGGAGGCGGTGCTAAACCAAGCGGCAATCCAACACGAAGCACAGCAAGGTGGATTGGACCGCGCTTCGCAGGAGTATCAGGCAAGGCTGGGGGTTAAGCCGCCGTCGCCGCTGAAGCAGTGGGAATCGGTCAATCGAACACTGTACGAGGGCGGAATTCCATCGGGGCAGGAAACGCAGATGTTCAACCCATATACCGGCGAGTTCAAGGGTGGCCGGAGCGGGCAAAAACGAACCGCTTCAGAATATATGGCGAAGATGAAAGAGGCTGGACTAAAGCCGGGATCGGCAGAGTACAAAGAGAAGCTGAAGGACATGGAGGCATTTATTGAGGCTGGTCAACTAACGGATGATCGGAAGTGACATGGCATTCGATTCCAGGAAGTTCGACGATGAGTTTTTCGGGGCCGACGAGGCACCAAGCGGCATTGCCGGCATTGAGGCGGGAAGCCCACAAAAAACACCAAGCAGGTTCGACGAAGCAGGCTTTGACCAGGAGTTTTTCGGGGCCGACAATGTGCCGGAAACACCGAGAACGAAGGAACAAAGCCGAGCGCAGGCCCTTCGCCGAACAGTACAACTCCCGGAAGAAGACATAGCCGTACCACCCCCCGTTGGCGAAGAAGGGTTCATGGGTGGCATTGACGAAGTTGGCCGGGGACTCGCCCGTACCGCGATGGTCCGCATTCCGGAGATGACGGGGAAGGCCGCAGAATACTTCGACCCCGAAGGCGGAAGTACCGCGATGCGGGACTGGGGCATCGAAACGCAGGAAAACGCAAAGCAGTGGTTGCAGGGCAACCCGGAGTACAAGCAGTCACTGACTGCACGAGCGAAGAAACAAGCTGATGCATTCAGTGTTCACGGAAGTGCGGGCGAAGCTGCCGAGATGATCGGTCCTTCGGTTGCGCCTCCTTTGGTTGGCGCGGGGCTTGGTGCTCTTGTCGGGGGTGGTATCGGCGCGCTTGGCGGCTTCGGCGTGGGCGCGGTTCCGGGCGCTGCGCTCGGAGCGAAAGCAGGGGCATGGCTGGGAACCGCCGGCATGTTGGCTGGCTTCTTCGGGTCCGCTGCGCAGGAAACCGAGGACAAAGTATACAAGGCGAACAACGAGCGGCTGTTAAAAGAGGGTGTGCCGAAAACTGCCGCGCATGAGCAGGCAATGGAGATTGCCAAGCCAGCGGGGCTGAAAGCGGGCGCGGGCGAAAGTATCGGTGAAGGACTCTCCATGTTCCCGCTTTTCAAGGTGCTGCGTCTTCTGCCGAATTCCGTAAAAAAGAACGCTGTCAAGGCTGCCACGTCCGTCATGCGCAAGCCCGGCGCACTGTTTACGGATCTACTCAAGGTTATCGGTGCGGAAGTCAGTACGGAAATTGTACAAACAGTTTGGCAGCAATACGTTGAAGCCGAAGCCGGCGCCGGGGAAATGCCCAATTGGGATTCCACCAAGGGCGTGATCATGCCCACCATCCTGATGAGTGTTGCGCTCATGGGCATGGCAGAGCCTATCGGTATGGCGCAGCGGAAGAAGCTCGCCGGCACGCTGGCGGATGCGAATGCTTCGCCGGAGCAGCGCATGGACGCGGTAAGGGCCGTGGCGGGGGAGATCAAAGACCCCGCGTTGCAGAAGATGTGGATGGAGCACTCGGTACGACAGATTCAAGTCGGGGCACCCATCGTTTCCGAGGAGGATGTTTTCTATTCCGAGGAGGCTGCGCGGGTGCTGTCCGAGCAGCAAGGAGCTCCCGGCGGCACACCCCCATCCGCACCGGGTGCAGCACCAGCGGGACTGGCGGATATCGGCCTACCCCCCGTTTCCACCGAAGGAATCATTGTGGAGGAGTTGGAGGCGGAGAACATCGAGGCGCGGCCGCTACAGACGGGTATCGATGTGGAAGATACCGGCCCGATTCCAGTAGAGAATATTGTTCTCAGCTCCCAAGAAACAGAAACTCGGGGCTTGCGCGAAGCACTGGAGGACATGGAAGCACGTCAACTGCCCGTGCCGTCTGGGACGCTTGCGGTAACCCCGGAAGGTGTTGCTGGACAGCAGGCGGAGCTTGACCGGGCCGTAGCGGATCGCGTTGAGCGCAGAGGAGTGCTGGGGATAACGTCCGGGTCGGAGCGTGAAGCACGAAAGCGTGCACAATCAGGAGATACAGATGCTGCGGTTCGGCGGAAAAAAGACCGAACCCCGATAACCACCACCAAGAGCGGCAAGCCCATCAAGAGCCGTCGCGCGGCCATGGCTGTTCGCAGGAACAGAAATAAGCCGAATTGGGAGATCCAAAAGAATGAAGATGGTACGTTTGAAATCCACCCCCCGAGAGCGCCTGAAGCCGCGCAAGAAGATATTCCCGCTGTTCCGCCTGAAACTGAAGAGGTAACCAGTGCCGAAAAACAAGAAGCCACACCCGAAAAGCCCTCGCCACGGGCTGGAGTTCCAATTCCTGCTCCTGCGGCTGAAACACGGGAACGGGAGCCCGCTGGTGAGCCGGTATCCGGAGCTTTCACCCCGACCCACATCCTGAGAGACGGCACCCCGGTAGTCTCTGCCGGTGAGGCTGATGTTTGGCGGGATCGCAATAACAACGAATGGGAGGAAGAGAATGTCACAAAAATTCAAGCTGAGGATCGACGGAAAGCAGACGAACCCGAATTCGAAAAAGGGCCTGCGGTATCGACTCAAGGTCGAGCGGGCGAAAGTGGAGATGTCTCGGGCCGCGAACACGGAGATGGCGGCGCGGGCGAACGACCTTCAAAGCAGGAGGGACGCGATGAAGCGGGAGTTGGCGCACCGCGAGAAGACAATCGAGCAGTTGAGTCTGCGGCTGGAACGCAGCGAGAACGACAACGAGGTGCTGAAGGAGCAGTTGATGGACGTGCAGGAACGGGCGGTCAGGATGTTGGAGGTGGCGCTGGAGTAAAAAGTGACGTACAACCGCCTACTGATACAAGGACTGAAAAAGCTGGGGGCGAAGCCGCGCCTGACAATTTGGCAGGGAAGACTGAGAGTAAGCGGGCAAAGACTGGATCTTCTGCGACACCCAAGGCGAAAACTCCTCCAGTTTCAACGGAACCTGCTACTGCACCCAACGTGGAGGCATCCGACGCGGAAAGGACGAAGCAAGCCCGACTCCTGAAGCGCGCCAATGCCATAGGCACGGCCTACAAAGAAGCCATTGGCGACAAAGCGGCAGTGGCTAATATCAAGACACGAATCCGGCGCCTGGCCAGAAAGGTGGAAGATGGTACTCCCGCTGCGATGCGGCTGGATATTCTCTTCACTCGCATCGGAATGCGCGGGGAGCTGAAGTGGGCGGAGCCAACTACTGAATTGACTCCGGTTAGTAGTTCAACAACCAAGCAGGAGAAACAACCGAGTGCGAAGTCAAAGACGCCAAAGACTGAAGAGAAAGCGGAAGCAGGAGAGGCGGGAGAGGTAACGCCGCGAACCACGACCAAGTTCAAAAACAGATACCGCAATGAGAACGAGTTCGAGGTATTCAACCGAGACACGGGGAAGGAAACGCGCGTCATACTCTACGATGACGGGACGTTTCGTACCCGCTGGCCGGAAGACGCGGGGCTGACCGAAGAGCAGGCGGCTGCTGCTGCCAGAGCCGAGGCGGATCGTCGCGGCATGAATCTCGGGAAAGCCATGCCGGCAGGGCTGGACTTCGGGGAGGCCGTAGGCTACGCCGAGACCAAGGGATTATCGATGGCGGATGCCTTCGAGCTTGAGGCTTTCCTGCCGAACGGCGCGAAAGGCACCCATACAAAAGTGCAGATACGCCGGGCCATCAGTGAGATGCACAAGAAAGGCAAGGCTGCCACAGCCAAGAAAGCCAAAGATGCCGCGATGGCCGGCAATAACGGCAAAGCCCTCGGCCTGGAACTGAAGCACCCGGATCGAGATCAATGGGCGCTGATTCTTCCCGACTCGTCCGAAGAGGGCAAGTATCGTTCTCAACGGTTCGATAAGAGCGGATTCTTCTCCCACAGCACCGTAGAGACTCCCGAAGCTGCACTGGATGAACTGGTAGCCGATGGCTTCACGGAGCCCGACATGGGCGCACTGGACCGTTTGGCAGCCACTGACGAATGGGCGGAAGGGTCTGCACGTACAGCGGACGTACAGCGGATGAATCGGGAGTCTTGGGAGCGCAGCGAGGCGGAGAAAGCTGAGATAACTACTCCCGCGCACCCACCTACCCAGGCGGCAGCAAGCGAGGCGCTTGTCGAGTCCGCAGAGAACACCCCGCTCGACCTATCCGAGGCTCGGAAGTGGCTGCTTGCAGAGATCGATAAGCGTATTACCAGGGCACCGAGTTATAAAGACAAGAAGTTCAACAAGGTTGTCAGCGAAGGAGTTGACGAGAAAAAACCATGGACCAGCGTTCCGCTACAGGTTATTGCCGGGACCACAACCATAGATGTGCCGGGTGACGGGAAATTCACGCTGGTAAACATCAAGGAGCGCCTGCGTGACTTCCGCGGCAAGGTGAGCAAGTCCACGGGTTTCAACGAAACGCAGCGCAAGCGATCGCTTGGCAGGCGCGGAGGTTCGATTACCGCAACGATCAAGGAATTCGAGACAAGCAACAATCCGGATGATATTCGGAACGCAATCGAGTTACGCAGGTTGCGCGGAGAGGATGTCACCAAGCTGGAGGCGCGATTGCCGGGGATAGATGAGGCATGGGATGATCGCACCAGGTCCAGCGCAGGATGGCGCGTGCCAATCGCCGGGGACGCGGTGGTCAGCACTCGGGGCCGCGGCATTGTCTCAAAAACAAAGAAGGGGCTTATTGTTGGTCCTGGAGGTATGGACCGCGGCGCGAATGGGCAAGTTCTTCTCGCTGGTGACTGGCGCGTAGAGGGCGATACCGCGGATAAAAGTAAGTTCGTGAAGCCCGCACCAGCGAAAGCCGAGCTTCCCCGTGCGCCCAGGGTGTCCGCTTCCGATATTCCTCAAGATCTAGCCCATGCCGCCCATGCCGGAAGCAGCATGGTCCCGGAGAAGCGAGCGGAACAAGAGCGACAGGGATACATCTCGGAAATGAACGACGCCTACGCCCAAATGCGCAAGGCGGCGGAAGCCGGCGGAACGCTTGATCAACTGGACTCTGAGTTCACCTCATACAAAGGCGGCTACCTGAAGCGCAAGAGGGCGCTGCTGGGCGCAGAAAGCCGCACACTCTCATCCATGGTCACAGGCCCGTCCAACTTTCCTACGCGCCGCAACCAAAAAGCGCTTGATACTGCGCAGAAGCGGCGCGAGGAGTTACTGGAGTATGCAGACAAGGCGCTCGCCCGCGCAAAGCGAAATCTTCGTCCGGATCTCGCCCCCATCAAGTCCGGCGAATCCGGCACCCTTGCGAAACTCAAGGCAAAGTTGAGCACTCTTGAGGATTCTCAGGAGAAGATGAAGGCGGGCAACAAAATTGTTCGCAGCAAGAAGTTATCAGCTGAAGAAAAGGCGAGGAAGCTCAAGGATTTGGGGTTTTCCGAAGCGCTGGTCAAAGAGACGTTAACGCCCGACTCCATGGGTCGCGTCGGGTTTCCCGCGTATCTGCTATCGAACAACAGGGCAAATATCACACGCCTCAAAGAGCGGGTTACCACCGAAGAAAAGAGAGCGGTTACGACAGAAGATGTCACCATCAAGTTCGAAGGCGGCAGCGTTGAACTGGACTATGGTGCCAACCGGCTGCGCATTCATCATGACGAAAAACCGAGCGCAGATGTTCGCGGTGAGCTGAAAGCCAATGGGTTCAGGTGGAGTCCGAAGGCCGGGGCGTGGCAACGACAGCTTACGGATAATGCCAAGATGGCGGCGACCAGGGTTGTAGGCGTGTCGTTCGACACACCAAAACCATCCTACGCCGGCACCAAAGCCGCCACAGCCAACAAGCACGCCCTGGCCCGCGCAGTGCAGATGGAACGGGAAGGCGCGACCAACGAAGAGATCCGCAAGGAGACCGGATGGGCGGTCGGGCTCGACGACAAGTGGCGTTTCGAGCTCTCCGACGAGGACATGAGCCTCAAGGAGAACCCGAAGAGCCAGCCGGGACGACGCGGCACCCCGCCGCATTGGAAGCTCGGTGATTTGATCGACCATCCGACGCTGTTTGAGGCATATCCTGAACTGCTGGATGTGAAGGTGGAAACATCCGCCCGCGGCAGTTGGTACAACCCGAAAACCGACACAATCGGCGTAACGAATGTCGGTGAAGCAAAGCGGCTCGATGCGCTTGTTCACGAAATTTCGCATCGTATCGCGGCACTGGAAGGCTTTGCCCGCGGCGGTAGCGTAAAGGAGTTCCAGCCTGGCTTGCTGTCGAAAACGGTAGATCCCGGCAAGGCACTCAGGTTGTCGAAAACGCTGTACCGCGAACGCTACGAGGGCAAGAGGCAGCAGGACTTCCCTGATACGGAGGGCAATGTATTCCGCCTGGTTTCTCTTGCTGCGAAAGAGGGGGACCGGAAGAAGGCGCTTGAGTATGCGCGACAAGCAATCCCGATTGACAAATACCGTCGGTTGGCTGGCGAGATTGAAGCAAGAGACGCAGCCCTGCGCAGGTTGTTGACTGACAAGCAGAGATCCGACCTGGAGCCTTATGTCGCCCAGGGTGTCTCCAAAGAAGACGCCATCGTTGCCTATGGAAATGCCCGCGGGAACATGCGCCACCAGGCCCGCGCGGCCAAGCAACGAGCCAAGCACGCCGACCTCGGCCCCCAACACGAAGCCCTTGCCGAGCTGCGCAAGCAACTCTCAGACGAATTCGGCAAAGCCAGAATCGCCAGGATGGAGAAAAACGGTACGCTCAAACTTCACTACCTGGCCGGGGAGATGCCGGGGGGCGGGAAGTACAGCGATGCCCAGGGCATTTATCTCGATGGCGTGGTACACCTCAACGCGGAGAACACCAGCAACGCGGTTGAGGGGCTCGCTGCGGCCGTTCTGAGCCATGAGGGCACCCATGCATCGGAGAAGGGCAAGGGTCGCACCAAGGAGGTTCTGGGCGTTGGTTTCGACAATTTCCATGGGCAGCTTTCAGCACTGCGGGACAAGGGCGACGAGGCGGCGGTATCCGCCTTCGAGCGCGTTCCGGGCGATACCCCTGCGGCGGACCGGGCATCCGAGGAGGTTGCTTACTTTGTCGAGGAAGCCTACCAGCGCATCCAGGCTGGCAAGGGCGGTACGCTGTCGGCTCGGGCGCGGCGGCTGTATCGGCAGATCGTTGCGGCGGCGAAGGCGTGGTATATGAACACCTCCATGGGCAAGGGAGCGAACTTCAGGATCACCGACGAGCTGGCAGTGGCGTTGGTCAAGCAATCTATCGGGCGGGCCGGTGCGGCCAGAAGGGGCAGATCAGGCCGGAGCGAGGCGCGGACCTTCCCCAAGTTCTACTCTGAACTGACCCGGCAGATTCAAAAGCTCAATCAGCCAAAGGCGGCGCGCGGCCAATGGCTCGGCATGATCCGAAACCTCCCACAAAAAGGCGTGAAACAGGCGGAAATAGACTGGTCCGGGGTGCAGGGTTGGTTGCGCGAGCAGGAAGGGCCGGTCACCAAGGGGCAACTGCTGGATTACCTCAAGTCGCAGGAGGTGGATGTCGAGGAGGTGACGCTATCGAATGCAGTGGGGGAGTATGACAGCTCGGTGGACGAGGCTGCTCGTGAAACATTCGAGTCGGAATTCAACGCAGAGGACAGTGATTGGTCGGAGTGGATGGCGGATACTGTAAGCGAAGAGGTAGAGGGAGCATGGAATGATCCAAGCCACAGAATATGGGCGCGCCTTGGGGCAGATAAGGCTTATTACAGAGACCAGTTCCGCGACGAGGAAGGCGTTCTTGACGAGGCCGGCAAGAACGGAGCGGAATGGCAATTCCAAGACGATGCAAAAGAACTGGGCTGGGAAGCGCTCTTCGAGAATGAGGCGCTTAACGACTTCAGGGAAGAAGCGTGGGATAACACCCAGCAGACCTACATCGATGCCGAAAACAGCAATCGAGAAGATGCTGAGGTGGAGATGGGCGGTGATCCTGACAGCGACGACAGCGCCAAATACGCCGAGTACCAAATGCCCGGCGAGCGCGAGAACTACCGGGAACTGCTGCTGATGCTTCCATACCTCGAAGGAGAGCCCTACAAGGGTCCCCATTTTGACGAGGAAGATGTAGTCGTTCATCTTCGCTTCAACGAGCGGGAGATCGGCGGCAAGAAAACGATGTTCGTGGAGGAGGTTCAGAGCGATTGGGCGCAGGAGGGGAGGAAGAAGGGATATGACTCTACGCCGCGATGGGAGCTTGAGGGTCGAAATGGGGATGTAATTGGAGTATTTGCAACCCTAGACGAGGCGCAAGACGCTGCTAAGAGGCACAATCGACCGGGACACTTCATCCGCCAGATAAAGCCAACCGGGGTTCCGTCTATACCCTTCAAGCAAACCAACCAATGGGCGCTCCTCGGCATGAAGCGCGCAATCCGCTGGGCATCCGAGAACAACTTCGAGCAAGTGGCATGGACTCCGGGCGAAGTGCAAACCGAGCGGTACAGAAGCGCACTGCGCAAAGGCGTGGACAGGGTTGCATGGACGAAAGAAAAGGACGGCATTCGCCTGGTCGGCACGAAAGGCGGCCGGCAGGTAATCGACACCACCGAGGCCGAGAGCGCGCTATCCGATGCCATCGGCAAAGCCATGGGCGACAAGATCATCAGCGACCCGAATCAAAGCGGAGTACTGGAAGGCGACGACATCACCATCAGCGATACGGGGATGGCGGGGTTCTATGACAAGATCCTGCCGAAAGCGGTCGGGAAATTCATTAAGAAGTTTGGGTCGAAAGTTGGGGTATCGCAGGTTGGCGGGCAAGACGTGTGGACCTTCCCTGTAACGGACAAAATGCAGAAGTCCGCCATGGAGGGGATGCCGCTGTTTTCGCGCAAGCCCGCCCCAGACATCCGCTACAGCCGCGCCAAGCCCCTCCCCGCCACCATCGAAGTGGCCGGCGTTGCTCGCCCCACAACCAACTCCGAGGGCAAGCCGATCCATCCGACAGAGGAGGGGGTGCGGAATTTTTGGGGGTGGTTCAAAAACAGTCGCGTGGTCGATGCCGAGGGGCGGCCTTTGGTGGTTTATCATGGGACAGCGGCTGATATCGGTTCATTTAATCGTGAATTTGGCGGATGGGTTACTGATGCGGAGAGCGCAAAGAAAGGGTTCTTCTTTTCTAGTTCGCAGATGACAGCATCGGACTATGCCGAATATGCCGACCAAGGGACAGGGAATGCTGAGTTGCTAGATTTATGGCAAAAAGTCCATAACGCCCTGTCTGGTAGGTTAGCGCACAAAATGGGGTCAAAAGGATACAACGACGCTTTGGCGGAAGCTGCAACATATAAACCGAAAATAGCCGAAATAATAAAAACATCTCCGGGCCATGTTGTATACCCTGTATACCTAAAAACGGACAACCCAGTAATCAAAGATCAGGATGGGAAGTCATTTAGAGGTGAAACCTATAGCAAATTAATAGATGTTGCGATGGAAAGCGGAAAAGATGGGGCCATAATAAAAAACACCATCGACAATGAAATAGATGAGGTTGAAGATATTTACGTGGTTTTTGACCCAACACAAATCAAATCCGCCATCGGCAACACCGGAGCCTTCTCTCCCACCAGCCCCGACATCCGCTACAGCCGCGCCAAGCCCCTCCCCGCCACCATCGAAGTGGCCGGCGTTGCTCGCCCCACAACCAACTCCGAGGGCAAGCCGATCCATCCGACGGAGGAGGGGGTGCGGAACTTTTGGGGGTGGTTTGGGGGTTCCGCCGTGGTCGATGCCGAGGGGCGGCCAGTCCCTCAGTACCATTGGTCGGATTCTGAGTTTACCGAGTTTGACATGAGATTGAGCGGTGAGGGCGCTCATTTCGGGACTGCGCAGGCAGCGGAGGACCGCGCAAGAGGCATGGACCGGATCGAGTATGAGATCGAAGAAGACGAGGGCGATTTTTTTGTCTTCGCCGATACCGGCCCGACGGAAGGAGAGGGGCTGGGTCCGTTTCCCAGCGAGCGCGATGCAAAAGCGTTCGTTGTCAAGCAGCCGAAAACCATCCCGCCAACTGCGGCATATCTCCGGATGGAAAACCCGATCCGACTCTCGGACCTGGGGACATGGGGAGATTGGAGCATAATCTCCAGCTTGCCGGAAGGAACTATTTCCGACAAAGAATCTGACGCGATTATGTCGGCCGACGATAGATATGGCGCGTTGCGTGCCACGCTGCTGAAGAGAGGGGTGGACGGCTTCGTGTACCAAAATGAGATGGAGGATAAAGGGTCTGATTCATACATCGCATTCTTCCCTACCCAAATCAAATCCGCCACCGACAATGTTGGCACCTTCTCCCCCACCGACCCCGACATCCGCTATTCCCGCGCCAAGAAGGGGGCGACAGCCGGAAAGCGCGCACCATCAACCACCTTCGATCTCCCCGAAAAGTCGGACCTGACCGACACCCTGCTGTACCACATCCATGACAAGTTCCGGTCACTCTACAAAGTGCAGAGGGAGCTTGGCGAGCTTCCGGAAGAGCAGGACGCATACCTCGCCGAGACTCAGTATCACGGCAAGGCGCGGGCTCGGATGGACAAACTGCACAAGGAACGAATCGAGCCTCTGTTGCAGGTCATGGCGGATGGTAATCTGACGGTCGAGCAGGTAGACGAATTCCTCTACGCGCGCCATGCGCCGGAGGCGAATGCGCGGCTGCGGCGCATCAACGCGCGTCGGCATCTGAAAGATTTGATCTCCGCCAAAGAGAACGGACAGGAAGCCAACCGCATACAGAAGGAAATGGATGCGATTCACAAGGAACTGAAGAACGACCCGGCGAAACTTCGGGATGAATACCTGGACCTGCTGAACGCCGAACTGACGAATGTCGCGTCTGCCGAAGAGCAAGCTGTAGCGGATCGGTGGGCTGCGTTCAGCGAGAAGCCTTCAGGCATGACGGACAAGGAGTCTGCGGATATACGTCACCGCACAGGTGGCAACACGGCCTTACAGGACGTTGGGAGCAAGGTGGATGCCATGACAGCGGCAAGGGTTGATGCGCTGGAGCAGGACGGCCTGCTGACCCCGGAAGAGGCTGCCGCTTGGCGCGGAGCCTATAAGCATTACGTGCCGCTCAAAAGAGAGGGCTTCGACGACAGAATGCCGGGCAAGGGTAAGGGTAAGTCTGTAGGCGGAAGGGAGGCGAAAGTTCGCGGCGGGTCTACCCGGCGGGCGGTTGATCTGCTGGCCAATACTGTGGCGCAATCCGAGATCAGCCTTATTCGGGGCGACAAGATGAGGGTCGGCCGCGCCCTGTACGAGATGGTGAAAGCCAAACCCCACGAAAGCTTCTGGTCGGTGGATGAAGACAAGAAGCAGGCAGGGTACGACGATTACGGAAACGTGGTTATGTATCCCGACGCCAGAGAATACGACAACCAGGTCAAGGTGAAGATCGACGGGGTTCAGCACACCATCGAGTTCGACGAAACGAACGACCATGCCATGCGCATAGCGAAGGCGGTGAAGAATTTGGACAACCAGGCGGGGCCAATCATCAATGCGCTGTCTCGGGTCAACCGCTTTCTGTCGTTCGTGAACACTTCGGCATCGCCGGAGTTCATGATCTCCAATGCGTTGCGCGACATTCAGACCGCTGCCTACAACCTGAGTGATACCGATGCGGACGCACTGCGGGGAAAGATCCTCAAGAGCGTACCGAAGGCGATCAAGGGTATCCACAAGGCGATTCGCGGCGACGGTAAGAGCGAGTGGGCCAAGTGGTACAGGGATTTCGAGGAGCATGGAGGAAAGGTTGGATGGATGGATAACTACGAGTCCATCGAAGATCGGCGCAAGAAGCTTCAGAACGAGGTGAAGCGACTCAAGGGGCACACTCCGCGCAAAGTGTTCCACGATGTGATGCAGTTTATCGAGGACTACAACGCCATTGTTGAGAACGGGGTGAGGCTATCGGCGTACAAGAACGCCGTTGAGTCAGGCATGTCGAAAAACAAGGCTGCCCAATTGGCGAAAGAGCTGACTGTCAACTTCAACCGCAAGGGTGCCAGCGGCCAGGTCATTAACTCACTTTATCTCTTCGCCAATGCCGGGATCCAGGGGAGCATGAGAATCCTGCGCGGCATGAAGTACAGCCCGAAACTGCGCAGAATGGCCTACGCGACCATCGGTGCTGCCGTGGTGTTGGATATGGTGAACCGTGCTATGGGCGGCGATGACGACGACGGGGAGGCGCTTTACGACAAGATAGAGGACCACGTCAAAGAGCGGAACATGATCTTCATGCATCCGGACGGGAGTGGCGATTACTTCAAGATCCCGCTGCCCTGGGGATACAACGTCTTGTGGGTGATTGGAAATTCCATCGGCTCGGCTGCGGACGGTGCTCGCGGCGCGAATCCGGAGTACAAGACCATGGAGTCCGGATGGAATGTGATCAGCGCATTCCTCGGGGCATTCAACCCGCTCCAGGCCGGTACGCCATTGCAGACGCTGGCGCCGACTGTAGCCGATCCGCTGGTGCAGATTGCGGAGAACAAGTCATGGTCCGGGAATCCTCTGAAGCCCGAGCACAGCCCTTACGACAAGACTCCGAAGCCTGAGTACCAAATGTTCTGGTCAAGTTCTCGTCCAGTTTCACAGGCGATTGCGAAAGTATTGAACGATCTTTCCGGCGGTGATGAAGTGGAGCCGGGGGCGATGAATATTTCTCCGGAATGGTTGGATGTTGCCTGGGATTCCATTACCGGCTCGGCGGGGCGGTTCCTTGCGGATTCTATCGGCACCCCGCTCAAAGCAGTGACGGGAGAAGATATCAAAGCGCGGGAAATCCCGTTCGTCCGCCGCTTGGCAGGCGGCAAGTCTGAATTCGCCAATAGCGGGCTGTATCGGGAAAGGTCGAGGGAGGTTCTTACCGCTCGGGAGCAATTGAAGCATTATCGCGGCGATCCGAAAAAGCTGGCGGAAGTCCGGCGAGACAAAGCGGGCTTGCTGAAATTGCGCGGACTGACCGCTATCAGCGAGAAGCGGTTGCGCGTGTTGCGAAAGCGTCTGAAGCGCGCACGTACTGACGCTGCGCGGGACCGGATCAAGTGGCTTATGCGGCAGATCCACACTCGATTCAACGCACGGTATCGAGTGGTTGTATTGCAGCAGTGGTAAACCTCAAAAGCAATACTTACTAGACCGCACGCCGTCTAATATTTACTGGACGGCGTGCGGTTCTACCAAGCCATGCCCAAAAGACTGAAGGAATTCGGTCTGGAAGTGGCCCCTGAAAAGACCCGCATCCAACGCTTCAGCCGCTTTCACCCCGGACTGCGCCATCGTTTCGCATTTCTTGGATTCGAACTATACTGGAATCGCGATCGGTGTGGAGTGCTACGGGTGATGAAAAGGACGGCACGCAAAAAGCTGCAAGGAGCCAAAAGACGAATGAAAGAGTGGGTCAAAGCCAAGCGCCACCAACCGGGGCGCAAGTTCATCCAAGCTTTGAACCGAAAACTGGTCGGGCACTACAACTACTACGGCGTGCGCAGCAACGAAAAGTCCCTTGGCAGCTTCTTCGGCTTCACGATCAAGAGTGCCTTTAAATGGCTCAACCGCAGAGGCGGGAAGAAGAGCAGTTTCAATTGGGGGCAATTCAAAGAAGCGCTGAAGAGGTTGAACGTCGCCTGGCCCAAAGTGGTTGAGCCCAAACGCACTCATGCGGCCTTTGTAGTCTAACTAAAGTAATAAAATGCCCGTCGCGAACGCGAGTACAACCGAGGAACCGGATGCGGAAAAACCGCACGTCCGGGTCTGTGCGGGGGGCGCCCGGTAACGGGCGTTCCTACCGTGAGAGATTCAGCAGCTATCGAGATGAGGCGAGAGCAACCCCAAGGGCTATTGCCAGCACCCGGCTTGCCGCACGTCTTTTCGGTTCCTCGGAATCCACCCGCCTGGCTTCAGCCTCAATTCGCGCCAAGCCGGCCGCCTCCCGTTCTTTTCGCAGCCCCTCAACAGCCAGCCTTTGCCGCTGTTCAAAAGATCCACGCCGCTTTGCTTGTCCCATTCGCCCTCCAACCAGAATCTAACAACTGCATTAAGGCGGAGCGCGTAGACTCCGCCGCTTAGTTCCACCTCGTACAGGCGCCCGCTTATGCCTGTTCGTTAGTTTCAGTAAATAACCGGGTTTTTGATGCTGATCGGCACATCCGAATAATGATGAGTTACCCCGATGCACGACATCACCATCCCGACGATTCCTACAATGGCCCCAGACCGCGAAAAAAGCTCTGCCTGTCTTGCAAGGTACAGAGCATAAGCATAATCGGCGTCCTCATCCGCACCAAAACTAACATCAGCCTCAAGCCGACCCGCGGGGTCCGCGGCGGGCTGCTGGCTATCGTGTTGCTGTTGGTTCGTCATGTTCTGTCGGCTCCTTTGTGTCGACCCGCGGGCTGCTTAGGCAGGCGTTGGGCGGACTCAATGCGTTTTGTACGCGACCAAGCTGTCGCCGTCGCCAAATCCACTAATCATCTTCGCTTTGCTCGGGGGCAGAACGGCCCTATATGCTTCCCCCCACCCCCAATGGGATAGCACCGGATATGGTTTCGTGACATCCACGAAGCCCCCATTTCCCCAGGTATCGAGGAGTGCGGGAAACCGCTCCAGGCTCACCCGCCCCACCCGCAGGTAGGTCCATCCAGTGCCGTGTTTTTTTTCGTGTATCTTGATGTCACGCTCATCAAACGGACCGTAATTTTCGGGCTCAGCGATAGGTGTATAGGTGCTCATTTTCTTCTCCCGTGTGGGCCGCGGCCCAACAATAAAATACAGCGGAGCCGGTAAATTCTGGCGGGGCTGTCGCGCTGGCTCCGGTGCGCGGCCCGCTGATTCAGCCGTTAGTTTCAATAGATAACGGAGTCATCAGTGCGAATAGGTATATCCGAATAGTGAAGCATTATCCCTATGGTCGATTTCACCACCCCGACGATCCCGACAGTTGCCCCTGCGCGTGAAAACAGCTCAGCCTGCTTTGCCAGGTACAGCGCATAAGCATAATCGGCGTCTTCATCCGCACCAAAACTAACATAATTAAAAGTCATCATGCCGCTCTCTTGTGTCTATTGGCCCTATGGCTCTGCCACAAAAACCCAGCCCACTTCTCAGGGTTCTTGCGCCCAAGCTCATGAGCCAAGTCGATCAAATCCCGCATGCTCTTCGCCCGGCCGACCATCCGCCTGTTCGCCCACCCGTGCGGATTATTGTATTCCCGCGTCTTGCCGAGCTCGACCAACTCCTTGTATGTACGCGCCTGTCGCTCCTCGTAGGCGCGACTACGCCGCAACGCTTTGGGGTCGACCTGCTGGAGTTCGCCTTCCACCTCGTCGATTTGCCGGGATTGCACTTCGTAGACAAATCCGCACTTCGGGCAGGCCGGCGCCGGGCGATGAACGTGGTAACAGCGCTCGCACTGACGGATGGGGATATTGGGCTCATCTGTGGTGCGCCGGCCGCTGCGCTTGCCACCGGCGAGCGACCACTCGCGGTCGTCGTCGGGGAGGCCGTGGCGCAAACAATTCCCGGCATGATCGAGGATCAGCGCCCGCTCCTTGCCGGGGTGCGGACGCAATGCCCGGCCCATCTGTTGGAGCGAGAGCCCAAGGGATTGTGTGGGCCGCAGAAGAATAGCAGCCGACACAACAGGGATATCTACTCCCTCGCTGATTATCTCGCACGACGTGAGGACGTGCAGTTGGCCGTCGGCGAGATCCGCGATACGTTGCCGCCGGACCTGCCCGTCCAGCTTGCCGTCGATGCTGGCGGCTTGGTAGCCCGCCGCGCGAAACTGCTCTGCCACATTTTCGGCGTGGGCAACGGAGCAGCAGAACGCTATGGCCGGTTCGTTGTGACAATGGCGCCGGTAGTGCTGGCAAGCGTCTCCGGTGATCGTGGGCCGGTCCATGGCCGCTGACAACTCTGACTTCACGTAGTCACCCATGCGGGTATGCACCGCAGATAGATCTGCCGTCGCCGGAGCATACACCACCGGTTGCGACAAATACCCCTCGCCCACCAGGGCGGAGACCGAAGGCCCCAGCACGAGCGCGTCGAAGAAGCCGCCGGCATCAACGCCGAGGCCCTGCCCGTCGAGGCGTTCCGGAGTGGCCGTGACACCTAGCACGAACGCGCCTGAATAGTGCTGCAACACCTTGCCCCAGGTGGTCTTGCCTGTTGCGTGGTGCGCCTCGTCAACGACGATCATGCTCGGCTGCCACTGCATCCGATGCATCCGGCGGACCAGGGTCTGGACGCTGGCCACCTGGACTTTTGCCCTGGTGAATGTCATGCCGCGTGCGACGAGGCCGTGGTCGACTCCCATGTCACCCAGGGTGCGGCTTGTCTGCGTCAGCAGTTCCTGGCGGTGGACCAGGATCAGAACGTTGTTGCTGCGGGCGGCTGCATGGTGGGCGATGTAGCTGAACAGAACGGTTTTCCCGCTGCCTGTTGGGGCGACCAACAGAGGTGCCCGATACCCATGGCGATACGCGATGCGGATCTCGTCGGCAGACTGCTGCTGATAGTCGCGGAGGGTGATCATGGGTTGGCTGTTTATGTGCCTATCAAATCCGCCAGTTGGCGCAATTCGTTAGCAAGTTGTTTGCGCCGATCTTCATCTTCACCTTCCGCCGCCTCTTCAATTAATGCGCGGAGTGGTATTGTTGAAGAGGCGTAGCTATCTATTTCGCCCATCTCTATTTCATAACAGAGATCTACGTCGCTGACCGTCTCTCCCGACATATCAAGCCAGACATTTCCAATGGCACCATTTTCGGAAAATATGACATTGAGGTATCCCCCTAGAAATCACGGCATCTAACCAGCACATAAACCCAAGCGTCATACTGTGGTGATTAGCTCTGGCTTCATCGTGCGCCGGTTTATGCTTTACGTTAACCACACCATGGGACGCCCCGGGTGCGGCACTCACTCACCTACCCCACTCCCACGCATACCCATGAACAGGGCACCGCCGCAGCGGCGCCACGAATGGCGGCTCGTACCGGTATCGCTCGTCCGGCAGCAGTTTGGCTCCGCATATGCGGCAGGTGCTTTGCTGGGGGCGGTAGAGGGATGTCATGAGCTATGGTCCTCCAAGGATGCGCCAGGCGAACGCAGCTTGGATCGGGACTTGCCCATTTCCGAGCGCCGCGAGTCTGTGTTGCCGGCTGGCCGCCGTTCTTTTCTTCGAGGGCTCGGCGGATACGATTCCAGGGCCGACCAGCCGAGGGGCCAAGCCATCAACCACTCGACCCACGTTGGGCTCAACGGTCCACCAGGAATGGTTTCCTTGATGCCTGCGGTCCCCTTGCGGCTCGCCGGTTTCTTGCTCGAATAGCCCCCGGTCGCATCGCTGGCGAGCGGGGTCGGGAACCTCTGATTCGCATTTGCATAATTCGGGCGCCGTGGGTCGCTGCCGCTGAACCTGGCTTGTTCCAGGTCCCCGGCAGTCATCATGCTCGCCGTGGGCGTCGGCCACAGCCGTGCATAGCCGACCAGCGTCGGAACTCGCCGCCCGTCCACCACCTGATAGGCTCCGCTCCTGGCATTGGCCGCGGTCGGAGTCGGTACGCTCGGCCAGACACCACCAGCGCTTGCGGATATGCGGGGCACCAACGCCGACAGCTCCCAACACCGCGTGAGATCCCACGTAGCCCATGCCGGCCAGCGCCCCGATGATGTCTGATACTCGTTCGCCGTCGTTCCAAGAAACGATTCCTGAGACGTTTTCCAGGAACACGAACCGGGGTCGAACCATGCGAATGATTCCCAGCGTCGCGGGCCACATATCGCGCTCGTCATCGGCGCCCAGGCGCTTGCCTGCAACGCTGAAAGGCTGGCAAGGGAAGCCCGCTGCAACGCAATCCACGCGGCCCGCCCAGCAGGATGGATCGAACAGCCCGGCGTCTCCTTCGTGCACGTGCAGACCGGGGAACCATCCCTCGTCTCGTCTCGCCCGGAGTACAGCACAACAGCAGGGGTCGAGTTCAACGGCGCAGACTGGCTCATGCCCGAGGATGAGGTCTGCGAGCAGACCGCCCCCGGCTCCGGCGAACAGGTGGAGAGTGCGCATGTCACCGACCCGCCCCTGCGATCACGTACTGCCTTTCATATTGATTTTCAGGATGCACTCCTGAGTACACCAAATCATCGGCCTCCAGCGACCGCAGAAGGCCGCCGATGTCGATGTTCTCCGGCCTGTTGCAGCCCAGTGCAACGCGAATCGATTCCGCGTCGTAGATAGCCCCGTCGCCCATCACCTCAAGCACCCGCGATGTTGCCCTCTTCGTGCGCTCGGCAACGCGGCGCTTGTAGTCCCTGTGGATCTTGCAGCGCCCCGGTACCCGGCCGAGGGCACAGCGGCAGAAAGACCCGACACCACCGGCGTTCTCGCAGTGACCCATGGTGCAGCCCGGCGGCTCGATCCAGCCGATCAGGCGATGGAGCCAGCTGTTTAGGTCGTTGCCGGTCGCTCCCCGGCGCTCGGCCAGGTCGAACAATTTGGTCAGGTCCAGGTTTGCGGGATCGAGGTTACGGTACTCGATGGCCTTGCGCGCGCGGTCCAGAACTCCCCAGCTATTGCGGCTCATGAGGCACCTCCAGTGGCGGCGGTGGTCGACGGGTATTGGTCCCAGGTGCGACCGTCCAGTTTACGCCCCGCGCGTTTTTTGCCTATCTTGAACATGGAGTGCGTTTCATGGACGCGGAACTGGCTGTAGTCGCCTTCGCTGGCCGGTTCGATCCATGCTTCTCTGGTGCTGCTCTCTAGCAGGCTGTGAATCTCCGCGTCTGTGCATGTGCACAACGGCTTCCAGCCACCCCACTGCTTGAAAAAAAACGGAACGCCAGCGCTGGTGCATTGATCGCGAAGGAGGCGCGTCCATTGCGGGTGCATTGGCCGCGCCTGGTGACCAGACTCTCCGCCAACAATTGTCCAATCGAGCATGTCACGCAGATGACCAATGTTTCTTCTGCCCCATTCGCCGCCCTCCTCGTACTGGCAGATATCCAGCCACCGGCTTAGGTCAACCGGACCCAGTAACGGCTCCATGCTAAGCCCGCGCACGGCGGCGGGGACGGCCAACAGCTGCGGTACATCGCGGTCTGCCTCCTGCTGGTCTGTCACGGTCGCCAGCAAACATGCGTTCGGATAGCCCGCGCCCCAGTCCGCCGGCAGCATATTCGTCACATTGCCAATGCGCTTGGTGACCAGAAGCCAATCGAGATTCGGGGTTTCGCGGGTCAATCTCCAGAGATCCGTTCTCCAGCCCTGCGGAACCGCGTTATCGAACACGTCGGCGAGCGATGCGCAGAACACCCGGTAGCGAATGCCCAGCCGTCCGGCTTTCGTGTCCCATTGGAGCGGCTTGGTCCAGTTGGCGGCACTGCTGCGACGGCGTGTCTCGCCGGGCCCCCATTTCACCAGTCCGCTTCTCTTGGCCCAGCCCTCGGCGTAGCAATGATCACAGCCAGGGCCAACCTTCTGGCACCCGTACCACGGGTTGAAGGAATAATCGGCCCACTCAATAGAGGTTTCACTCATCGTATTTCTCCAAATAGCCGATGGCTTTTAAGAAATTCTAAAAGGGAATGTCTGAGTCAAATTCCTGCTCCCCCTGCCCCTGATACCCGCCGTACTGCGGAGCCGGTGCACCTCCACCCTGCTGCGGAGCGGGCGCTGCGGGGACCGGGGCCGGTGCGGGGGCCGGGGCCGGTGCGGGGCGGGGCTGGCCATAGCCCTGATCGAGGCTGCCGGTGCCGCCGGAGGCACGGCTGTCCAGCATCTGCATGGTGCCTCGCTGGTCCACCACCACCTCGGTGGTATAGCGATCCTTCCCGTCCTGCCCCTGCCATTTGCGGGTCTGCAAACGCCCCTCGACATAAACCTTGGAGCCCTTTTTCAGATATTGACCGGCGATCTCCGCCAGCTTGCCGAAGAACACGGTCCGCACAAATTCGGTTTTATCAACCGTCTCGCCAGTATCCTTGTTCTTATACGAATCATTGCAGGCAATCGTCACGTTCGCAACTACATTACCGTTAGGCATGTGTCTGATTTCAGGATCAGCGCAGCAGTTGCCTATGCCTAACCACTTATTTATTCCTCGGCTCATGATTTCGCGCCCTCTCTATGGCAGCCGCAACTACCATTTCTGCTGTCGTCAAGCTCCGCAAACACCTCGGGCTTCAGCAGCCGTAAATACCCACTCCACCCTGCGGGTATGCCATTCTCCTTCCATTGGCTCACTGCCTGTGGTGTAACTTTCCCATGGCAAAGCCTTGCCACCGCGGTGGGTCCACCGAGGGCGTCAACGGTCTTTTCGCTGCTCCTGTTCATGCCTAAGATGAAAGCATACTTACACCCGTCTTGCAAGATCATCTTGCAAAGTATCTTTCGTGGAAAACAACCTTGACAATGGGCTGAAAGCCTGCTTTCATGTAAGCATACTTTCACCGGTGACAAGCGCAACCCGACGCCGGGCAGGAACAACAAGGAACAGAAGCCATGAAAGACATAAAAAGCACCGCAGAAATCGAAACCGCCCAAGAGCAGGCGGTCGGCTGCGATGAGCAAGATACAGATGCCATTCCGGGAGGGGGCGTCATGACCACCAACCCCTACACCGACCTCGCGGACAAAACCGCCGACCTACGAGGGCATGCCATGCGCATCCAGAAAATAGCGGTGCGTCTGCCGGATATGGACCGCGCTTACAGGTCGATCTACTGGCAGAAGTACCAATGCCTGATCGACGATATCGATCGGTGCTGCCGAGGACTGCGGCATTTGTCGGTACAGCACCCCCATCGCTGCGGAACGCGCCCGGGACCAAACGCAGGAGTTGCTGCGCCGCCAGGAAGCCGCCAGGTGGACAGCATGAGACACATAATGCGGCTGGTCCGCCTCAGCCACGGCACGCCGGGCAACCGCGGCTTTGAGGGGAACTGGGTCGGCGCGGGGTTGTTGGCTGCCGCCATGATTATGGTAGGTCTGATCGCATGGTAGACGCACAGGCCGCCATCGATGCAGCCGTTGCCGCAGCCGGCAGCACAGGCTTCAAGGCGTGGATCATCGTCGACGGCGAACGGCTGTCTGTTACTCAGAGTGAGCGGCACGCCAGGGCAAGCCGAATCATCGAAATAATCCATCCGGCTGACTGCCGGGAGAACGGGAGAAAACAGTGAACGCAAGCGTACAACATACTGCTGCTGCACCACAGCGAGTGTCACGCCCACCCATTGCGGGGGACATCAGTTCTGGAGTGAAAAAGCTCACCCGCAAAGCCGAACACGGCGATGGGCGCAGTAATCTGAAGCCGATACCCGGCGCAGCCAAAATATTCGCTGACGGCGTAGCTGCCGGTGCTACGTGGGACGAAATTGAGGCCGCCTTAAAAAAGGCCGCGCCGTGGTTCAAGATTCGACCCTTGCAGCCAGCCAACAGTCTTTACTTCACGTTCGCGCAGTCTCGGTGCTCGATCCCCGGGTTGGCTGCGATGGTGACGGAGAAGTACGGGGAAGATCGTGGAGATGGCGTTCTGCGCGTCTACTCGTTCCCGGTCGTGTTCTTTGGTGATGATGTCGAGAGCGTGTGCCGACAGCGGTTCGAGTCATGGAAGATGGGCAAGCTGTTTCGGTGGAGCCAGGACTCAAAGGATGGCGGGAGGACCTGCCTGGCGAAAGAGGAGGTGAAGCCGGACCCGATGGCGCGCCGACGGTGGGGAGGGAGGGAGACCGTCGAACAAGGCCCGTGCAAGCCGAATAAATGCGAGCTGTTCCTGAACGGAGACTGCGAACACTCCGCAGAGTTATATTTCCGCATACCTGGCATCCCGACTGGAAGCATGTATTTCGCGCTCAAAACGAAGTCGATCTATTCGTTGCTCGAATTCGCTGGAGACCCTGACGACCCTCGTGATATGGGCGTGCTCGACTACGTTAAGCGCGACTTCGGTCACATAGCTGGCCTGTTCCAGGGAAAACCGCTGTTCTCGTTCTCGAAAACGCTGGATGAGGTGTCCAGGATGGACTGGAAAAAAGGCATCCAGGTTAAGGAGCAAAAAGAGATTATTCACCTCGTTACTTCCGGGATTGACACGGTGGCCTTGTTGGCCCAACAAGAAGCCGCTGCCGCCGCGGAGCCCGCGCCTGCCGATGCGGCGCGCCTCACCGGCCCCGACAGCTTCGATCCGGCATTGGAGCCCGAGCAGGCGGAACCCGAGCCCGAGCAGGAATTGGGCGGGCCGCATCAACGGAAACCCGAGCCGGAGCCGGCAGCAGCTCAGGCTGGCGCGGTCGATCCCGATCCCGCCATCCACAACCTCCGAGCAGAGCGCAAGCGTTTGTCGGACGAGCTCGGTTACAGTCAGGCTGATCTCGGCGAGCTGCTGAGCGGCAACGGCTATACCGCTGAGGATGGGCACAACCCCGAGAAGCTGGCGGCGCAGATCAATATGCTACAGGGGTTCCTGGACCCGAAGGCGGCAGAGCAGCACGTCGACGCCAGCCCCGCCAATGAGGACCCGTTCTGATGGACGCCGCCGGGGCCGCCCAAAACAAAAAGCTGGAAGACATGCTGCTGGAGCTGAAAAAATGAAAACCGCCCACATCAGCGACCTCCACTACAGCCCGAAACACCTCAAGTGGGTTGATCGCGCCATGGTGGCCGCCGTAGACCGCGCCACCAAGGAAGGCTGCGATGCGGCCGTGATCGCTGGCGACAGCTTCGACCACGGCATGGGCGTGCATGAGCCTGCCGTGCTGGCGTATGTGACGCAGGTGGCCAGACTGGCGGACACCATGCCGACCGTGGTCCTCTACGGCACTGCCAGCCATGACCGGCCTGGTTCGCTTGATATCCTCCGCACTCTCAGGCGCAAGTTCCCGATCCATGTGGCAGACCGCCCCCGGGCGCTGTTACTCCAGGCGGGGGAGTGGTATGAAATCGATGAGGATTGCGACTTCAGTCCCAATGCCAGCGCCAAAGCTGGCGACGGCGTGTTCTTCGCACTCCCCAGCCTCAACAAAGCCAACCCGGCCATTATGGAGCACGGCGCGCAGCACTATGTCGGCAACATCATGCAGCGGTTTGCCATCATCGCAGCTGCCGCTCGGCAGCACGGCCTACCGACCACCCTGGTCACCCACGGCACCGTCAACGGTAGCCTGACCGAATCCAAGTTCGCGATAGTCTCGCCCGACCATGAGTTCGCCGAGGAGCTGCTGTTCCGTAGTGGTGCCGACGCCATCATGACTGGACACATCCATGCCCACCAGGACTGGCATGAGGGCACCCAGATTATTGCCTACCCCGGCAGCCTGGCGCGACTGGTGCACGGCGACCATGATCCAAAGGGCTGGCTCCTGTGGGACATCGAGCCTGGTAGCGTGGCGTACCGGTTCATCCCGTCCCCCACCCGGCAGCTACTGGAAATAGAGTTTGACGGGCCGCCGGACATGGGCGAGCTCGGCCAGCTCGCCGCCGACGCCACCGAAGACGACGCCGTGCGCATCCGTTGGACGGTAGACCAGGAGTACGCCGCCACAGTGGACAAGCCAGCCATCCGCGCACTGTTCGGGCACTGCGATGCCGTCAAGCTCGAAGGCACGGTACTGCCGATCCAGTCTGTACGTGCCGCGGGCATCTCCAGAGCGGCAACGCTGGACGAGAAACTGGCGTACTGGCTCAAGACAACCGGCGACGAAGATCAACAACAGGCGCTGGAGGATCGGCTGGAGATGTTGCGCAGCATGGAGGCGGAAGAGATCGTTAATCGGTTGCTCGGACTGTCTGCTGCAAAGCAGCACGAATAATTCATCGTGAAACACTGGCTCGAAAATTTGGCCAATGAACTAGGACCACACGCAAACATTGACCTCGATATCAATGTTATGCGCGAGGTTACTTTGAGAGTCAGCGAAAACAGGGCGGGCATGGTATATGAAATCGAGCAACGCATTTCGTGGAAAGATTTTGAGAATGCGGTAGCTGACCCGCTGATTTTCTCAGCCGACTCGATCATGGATGAATGGCGTAAACTCTCTCCTTGGAACCAATAGAAGAGACAATAAGATGAGCGAAAACACGATGAAAACAGCGCTGGTAATCGCGATAGCCCAACACCATCGGCGCCTTTCCGTTAACAGCGACGCAGTTCCTACGTGCGCAGTGGTGCTTGCTAGAAACGCGCTGTCAACAAAGCGGCCCGGAGGATATGTCTTGAAAATAGCGAGACGCAACATTCCGGGATGGAGCGAGGTGGCAGCAGGGATTGTTCTCGAAGCCAAGAGAAAGGCTCGGGTAGAGGAGATGGCTGGGAAAGAGGGTTGGGGGAGCCGCGCCGGTCGGGGCGGTCTGGCTTTATGCAGTTGTTAGATTCTGATTGGGGGAGAGCAAATGCGCGCAGCAAGCAAAAAACAAGCGGCTTATTTATTGCCTGTTTCAGCGCCTAAGTGGAAGCACAGCGTGCTGAGCCATAGTCTTCGGCTTGGGCGGCTGATTGAGCTTAACGCTCCCGATGAGATGATTCTTAACGAGATCCACACCATGGTTGGCATTGCTTTCAGTCAGGTGCCTACGGATATTGAGAATAACTTGTAAATCTAACGGTTGAATTCTGCCGGCCGCACAGCGGACCGGAGATCAGCCGCCGGAGTCTCACGGCTCGGTAGGAATGAATGGTTATGAGTTCTTTCAAAAAACACGAACGGTGCAGACGAATAGCAGACTACGTGAGCATATGGACGTACTCCCTCGGTACCCCACCGAAGCCGATTAACGCTATTTACCTGCGCTGGCTAAACACTGGCAAGGTGCCATCAATGCGGAAAATCGACGGTGCAATAACGGCGTCCGAAAGAGACAGAACACCGATCGCTGCCAGCCATGGAGAGCGAAGCGAAGGCTGGTAGTCCCCGGTAGGCGTAGGTCCGGGCGGATTTTCGTAGTGGCGAAGGGGGGTGTATCCCGAAGCCGCGGAGAAAATCTGCAAGGACATCCGACACGCCGTAAAGCCATTTGTGGGCGGTGTTGGGCTCGGCGTGTGTTTGTCGAGTCCAGCGCCGACCGCAGGGCGTGCCGGGGCACCAAAGGTTGTCGCGTAGGCGAGTCGATTTTGGGGACTGGGATGTCCCAAAATCTTTCACGAGGTAGCGACACTCCGGTAAGGTACTTGGTTGATACGCCCAACGCTTGCAACAACCGGGCGCCGCTGCTGCGCCCGGGGGAGCTGCCGGGGTCTAAGCGCTCCGGTTTATTGCCTGGTTAGGTGCGCCTGCTGCGGAGCCTGGGAGCAGTTGAATTTTCTTTTGAATTTGCAGTGAAAGAGCTTGCGTTTCCGGAAACGATATGAGACAATATAGTTACTGAAACAAAACACCGAACCGGAGACTGATATGAAATTCGACGTAACCTATACCATAATATCCGGAATCTACCATGTTGAGTTAACCGGCGCCGGGAGCTGGTTCGGTGGCGGAAATACCGGCTGCTCCTCTTACGACGAGGCGTATATGTTCGCGTCCAAGTTGGCCCAATCCAAGGGCGGGCGCGTTGAGCGGTTTCGGCTGGCATGAGACCTGCTCCGGCAGACCCCGCCAACATCAACACTCCCCCGGAGTGCGATGTTGGATGTCGGTGGAAACAGAATTTTAATGGATTTGACCGGCAGCATAATGCGCTCAGAGTGGAGGTTTCGCACATGGTTGCATCAGCTCGGTGCGGATGGAATATTCTCCCCGGTAGACTCGGAGGGCGCCCACTTGATTACGCGCCCTGCTGTTTTTTGCCATGAACCAGGCCCGCAAGCCAGAACCCCCAGCGGCGGTGACCGCTAGGGGCAAGACATTCAAAGCACGGCAGGAGGCCATGGGGCGGTCAAAGTGGGAAGTGTGGATTACAAACGAGGAACGCGAAGCCTTGAAAGTGGAACTACTCCGCTTGCGCATCTAACGTTGAAATCAGCCGGTCCCGCGCTGGCACAATGCCCGAATTGAACTCAAATGCCGACGCGCGGGATCGGCTGGAATGATTTGTTATGAATCGCATGCATATGCACGACAGCCAAACATACCGCATGGAGCCCGATTGCTATGACGGCGAACGCAGCGATCAGATGCGCCCGACGTGGATTACCAGTTACCCCAAAGAGGGTGACGAGAATATCGGGGCGACCCTGGACCTGAAGCTGAGCGCCCCAGAATTCCCTCCTGGCACTCGCATCATTATTCAGGTGCCGATGTGTCCTAATTGCACCATACCAGCCGATTACGGAGCCCAGGACTTCTCTGGCAGAGAGTGGCCGGACTGCGAATGCGGATTTTCCTGGGAGAAGTGGGCGGAATCTCAGTATTCATAACGCACAAGCTTAACCGGGCGCCGCGGCGCCCTACCTGAAACCCGCAGGGGTCTACGCGCTCCGGTGACAAAAGAGCAAGCGATTAAACTGTATGAAAGTGAATGGTGGAAAGAGCAAGACCATGCCGGCATAGCTGTTTTCAAATGGTACAATACAAACTGTGCTGCCCATTTGGCGTGTTCCATGAGGCCGTGGAAAAAACATTGGGACGCCCTGTGTATACCCATGAATTCGGAAGGAACCGCAACGGGCTTTTGGCTGAGATGAAGAGCGAAGCCATAGCGCCAACTTTGGCAGAGATTTACGGGATGCTGCCGCAGGACAAGACTGCAATAGCGGTGATTGGCTGAGTAAATCTAACGGGCTGGCCATAACCCGCCCCACACCGAACAACACCAGAACACAGGAGACACTGAGCATGAGCGAAACACAGGAGTCTACAGGTCGGGTTCATAGCCTTGTTATGCCGCAGATCGTTTGTCTGTGCGGCTCTACTCGGTTCGCGGATGCGTGGATAACAGCGCACAGAGAGGAGTCACTTGCTGGCCGAATAGTACTGTCAGTTGGGGTAATGATCCATGCGGGAGACGCCCCGATCAGAGAAGACGGCCCCGAGAAACGGGCACTAGATGAACTCCATTTACGAAAAATAGATCTGGCAGATGAGGTGCTCGTTCTTAACGTTGGCGGCTACATCGGTGAGTCTACGCGCAAGGAACTGAAATACAGCCGTAGTGTTGGAAAACCGGTTCGATTCCTGGAGCCGGATACGTCGGCATAACGCCGTTTTCAGCCGCCCCCCCGCTGCGGGGCCTGAGATCCGCCGCCGACCCATCAGGGTTGGCTTGAAAACTTTATTGGGAAGCAATTCCCAGGAGAACACGATGTTTAAGCAGGGCAAGGTAATTGAAAACATCTCCACCGTCAGGCAACTGCGGGACGCGCTGACCCAGTGGCATCCGGACACGCCGGTAAACGGCGGAGCCTATGACGTGATCAAAGTCACCGAACTGGAGGATATGGATACCGGGGAAACGGTGCTTGATATTGATGGAGATTTGGAGAACATTTGAGTCGGCCCAACAGGCGTTATGCAGCTCCGCATAAAACGATTACCCACGTAACCGTCTGATGCGCTGCTGAAAAACAACACCAGAGGGGCCAAAATGGCAAGACTTCCGGCAACAATCACGATCAATATCCATATGCATCGCACGGGTAAGCGGCACAAGCTGGAACTGATCGCCAGACCATGCTCGGATGGGCGCTGGTGGCTCCGATACAACCGGCGCAATTCGCATTAACACGAGGACATAGGTGGAGCGCCCCCAATGAACCCCAAAACCCTAACCCTGCGCGGCGCGATCGGCATCCGGGCCGGGCTCAACCGCGATGAGATCACCATCGAAGTGGCCGGCGTCATCCCAGCCGACGCCGTAACGGTCGCTATCAAAGGCGACAACGGCATGGGCAAGTCCACGCTGCTCAATCTCGGCATGTCCCCGTGGCTGAATCCCCCTCAACTCCCGGGGTCCATGTACGACCATTTCGGTGACGATGGTGAGCGCGTACTGGAATGGGAGCACGGCGGCGAACTGTACCGCAGCACTATCCATTATCGCCAGACCAAGAAAGCGCAAAGCACCAAGGCGTTCCTGCACGTCCGCAACAACGGCGAATGGGTGCCCGTGACGCTCCCGGATCACACCGCCAGCGACGGCAAAGCCGGCACCTACAATGCGTGCCTGGAGGCCGTCCTGGGCTCCCAGTCGGTATATTACCTATCGGCATTCCGCGCGCAGAACGCCCCCCGCCTGGCCGACTACGACGACCCCAAGGGGTTGATGCGCGATCTGCTGCACCTGGACGAGCCTAACGCACTGGCAGAGCAGGCCGCGAAGGTGCGGCTCCAGCTGGAGCGCGCCGCTGGGGGCATCGAAGAGGAGGCCGCCGGGCTGGACGCCAAGCGCACCAGGGCCGGGGTAATCGAAATTGAGATCCCCGGCATCGAGCAGGCGGTGACCGATTGTCGCACGTCCCGCCGGGATGCCACCGAGGCGCACGCCCGCGCCAAGTCGGAATACGACCGAGCCGTCTCCGAGGGTCTGGATCAGGAGAGGATCAGAGAGGCCCGTGGCAAGCTGGAGGCTCGTATTGCCGGCTTGCAGCAGGGCCATACAACAGAAATAAAGAGGATCAACCGGGGCCGTGATGCAACGCGCCAGCGGGGAGCCGCCATTATCAAGGGCGCAGAGCGCACCCGCGATCAGATCGCCAGCGATTTAGCCGCCGCCAAGAAGCGCATCGCCAGGAGCGGCGAAATTCTCGGTCGAGCCAATGAGATCCGCGGCGCCACCAAGGACCTGGAGACCCTGACAAGACTTTCCACGGAGATGGAGGGTAAGGCTGGTGAGTGGCGGACCAAGATCGAGATCAAGCGCCAAGCAGCCATCGGCCTGACCGACATCGTTCACACGCTCGCGGCGGTAATCCAGGAGGAGCGGGTTCTGCGCGGACGACAGGATGATATGGAGCGCAGAGCGTCACTGACGAAGCAAGCGCTCTTCGGCGACAAATGCACCCCGTGCCCCCTCCTGAGCGATGCGATACAAGCGGCAAAGAGCGCGCTCACGACGGATGCCGCGCGCAAGGACAAGCTGGGCGAGTATCACACCATCGACGCTCGCCGGAGCGCAGCAGAGGCCGCGTTCGCAGCCATGGGCGACCCTGACGCCGAGTACCGCATACTCCAAGGCAAACAGCACAAGCTGAACCAGCAAATCACCGAAGCACGAAGCGTCGCCGCGCTCCTCCCGGCCCTGCAGGGTGCGCAGGAGGATATCGAGCAGGCGAAGCAGCAGTTGGTCGATTTGGCCGAGCGGCTGGCTATCGCCAACGGAACGGAAGCTACAGACCGGCGTCAGATCGACGCCGAAATAAAGACCTTGAATGACGCTGAATCCGAAATCAACCGCGCCTTCCAGGCTCATACGGCCGCCGAACAGAAAGAGTTGGACGCGCTTCCGCCGGCCGATGAAGCGGACGCCGTGGATCACGCCAAGGGTGTACTCCGCAAGGCAGATGATGCCCTGAACGAAAGCAGTGCGGATCTGGAGGGTTGCTCCGCCAAGCTGGCCCAGCGCCGGGCCGAGCGCGACACCCTGGCCCGGGAGATCAGCGACGGCGCCAGCGTCACCGAGCGAGCCGCCTATCTCCAAGAGGAGATCGCGCACTGGCGCCGCCTCACCGCCGGCCTGCACGGTGTCGTGGATCTCTCCATTGAGGATGCCGGGCCCGGCATCGCGGAGATAGCCAATCGACTACTGCGAGAAGCGTATGGACCGCGGTTTACGGTGCGCATCGTGACCCAGCGCCAAAACAAGACCAACGGCATCCTCAAAGAGGTATTCGACATCTCGGTGATCGACGCCGAGACCGGCCTGGAAGCCAGCATTGTGCACAAGAGCGGCGGCGAGGCCGTCTGGCTCGACAAGGCGCTGACCGATGCGGTCGGGCTGTATCACCAAGACGCAGCCGGGATGCGGTTCGGCACACTATTCGCCGACGAAGCCGAGGACGGGCTTACCGCTGAACGAAAGCAACAGTTTTATGCGATGGACCGGGCGGCCTTGGAGCTAGGCGGTTACGAGAGGAAGTTTTTCGTGTCTCACAATCCGGATGCATGGGCGCTGGCTGATGCGGTTATTGATCTCAGCGAGTATCGAATGACGGCATAACCGAGCGAGTGAGGCACGCCACATTTTTCATTACCAGACGGATGAAGATGGATTTGCGTAACCCGACGCCGGGCAGGAACAACGAGGAATTGAAGCCATGAATCCAGTAGACCAGACGATATTGAATGACCCGGATAACGGTGTGTACGGCGATTGTCAGCGGGCATGTATTGCCTCTCTCCTGGAGATGGACCCGTATGACATCCCGCATTTCAACGAGAAGAACGACGACATCCATTTCAACGAGACACTGAATGGCTTCCTCGGGAGTCTCGGATATTTCCACCTGATTTCAAACACGTTCAGCTTCTATACGCACCAGAAGTTCGGCGCGGTGGATTGCTACCACCTGATCTATGGAAAGACAGAGCGCGGCACACAGCACGCCGTAGTGGGGCTGAACGGCAAGATGGTACATGACCCGCACCCATCAAGAGCGGGTTTATTGGATAGTGATAAGGACAACTGGGCATACGCCTTTCTTGTCTCTGCCGATGCTGCGGTGTCGGCTGCGTAAATCGTTAACGTAAAGCGTAACGAGACGCCGGATTGAGCACAGGAGACATGCAGAAATGACTGAAGCCACAGACACCACGAACCCCGAAGCCGCCGCAGACCCGGCGGTCGGCGTTGACGCGCTTGTTAGTCGATTGCGTCATCATTACCAGCAAATGGCACCGCACGTAAAAGACCGAAAAACTGCGCACTTATTGCGGGAGGCGACAGAGCGAATCGCATATCTACAAGAAGCGCTTTCTTTCTATGCGGAAGACGATAACTATTGGAGCAGCCCGCTGGCATTGGATGGAACACTTGATCGGGTCACGATACGAGCGGTCCGTCAAGCTGAAGAAGATAATTTTGTCCTACAGGATAGAGGGCATAAGGCGCGGAAAGCATTGAGCGACTAACGCTTGCCTCAGCCGCCGCGCGTCGTTTGCGCGGTCGGCTGTAGGCGCTAGTTAGGTGATTTTAGACCTGATTAGTTGCTCAAGTGCATTAGACATTGTTTTTATTGGAATTATAAGCCCGCATTTGTGGCATTTAAGGAAAAACGAAACACCCCTGTTGAACCCAACAGGTTGCAAGGGAGATTCATAATTATTAGCAGCACAATATTCACACAAATACTGGGTGGGCTCTGTGTTCTGATTATTTTGCTTTAGTTTAAGTTTATATGCCCGCGCTGTGGTGGGAAATTCATGAAGTCCGTAATTGTTTATATCGAATTTTTCCTTCGTGATTTGGGAGTGAAGATATGCGACAGTTTGAAAATGAGCAACCAAAACGCCAAGGAATAAGAGCCACGGTGAAATTATCCATTTTAGGTCCGATATTATTTCTGGTGTTGGTTTTTTCTGAACTAATTCTAGGGCTTTCTCAGGATACACAAAAAGGGATGCTGATAGGAGCACTGTTACTAGCAGTAGCAAATAAGATTTCGGATGTGGCAACCACTTTTTTAGGAGTCCCAAAAGATGAGTAATGACTTCTTCTTTTAATTTATCCATTTACATACCTGGCGTTTGCTTCAGCCGCCGACGAAGGATGTCGGGTGTATTTATTGATTAGGGTCTATGTCCTTTAATGTCACCGGATCTTTGATGCCGGGCATTCGATGTCTTGTTTTATAGAAGTAACCGATAGCTAAGTTTCTAGCCACCTCTGTAGATTTGTTGTATTCATCGCCGGTAATGTTTAATTCGCAAAATAAACAGGACCAGCCATCAGGATTATTTGGATGTTCATGTACGATGTTTTTCGATAAAAGCATGTCGCATTTTTCACAAACAATATCTTCAGGGTCTAAAATATCGAATTTAGGATGAATGGTCAGATAAACTTTAATCCCCTTGGGGATCATAGAAATATCTTTGTTTGTGTAGTGCAGTAGTTCAAATCCCGTATATTTTTTTAGATTTTTATAAGTAGCATGGAGTACAACAAATGTTGGTAGAAGTAACAATATTAGTAGCCATGTTGGCACTGTATCCGGTATCCAAATTGCTAATCCTTGGGATTTTAGCCAAACCAGAATGGGTGAGAGAAGACTGGCCAAAATCATTAAGGCAATGTGGGCTGGATATTCCAGCACCCGATCAAGCAGCTTCTTTATTAAATGGCCTGCGGCCGTTGATTCTAATGGTGTCATTGTATTCAATATACCTTACCGTAGCGTTTTTTATTCTTGCGTTACACGGTGAGTAATTATTTTTTTTTGCACCTAACGTTGCGGTAACCGGCGCTTACTCCTAAACTCGAGGTTGCGGCAATGGCTGAACAAGACACCGAAACAGCAGACGACGCAGGACGCGAAGCGTCCGCGTTGACTGCTTTGTTACCCTGCCCATTCTGCGGCAGGGGCGCTCTAGTCGTTGCCTGCGGGGATAACAGGGAGGCTGCGAAATGTGTAAATCCAGAATGCGCAGTTGAGCCAGAAACAGACGATTTTGCTACACCAGAAGAAGCTGTGACCGCATGGAATACGCGGGCTGGTTAACGGGCGTTATGCAGCTCCGCATAAAACGATTACCCACGTAACCGTCTGATCCAGCATGGAAAATCAAACACAGAGGGGCCAAAAATGGCAGCAACCGAATCCAACATCCAGCGAGATGTCATGCTGGCATGCTCTGAGCAGGGCGATACCGTGTGGCGCAATAATACAGGCGTCGCATGGCAGGGGCGCGACGTGCGGCGCCAGGGGCGCGACCTACTCCTGATCGACGCTCGGCCGGTGCGCTTCGGTCTGGCCAAAGGCTCGTCGGACCTGATTGGGATACGGCCCGTGGTGATCACCCCCGAAATGGTCGGTCGGACCGTCGGCGTGTTCCTCGCGCTGGAGGTCAAGGCCCCAAAGGGCCGCGTTACTGCCGAGCAGGCGCGGTTTGGCGCACATGTCGAGACCCGGGGCGGGGTGTTTGCCGTGGTGCGGGGGGTTGAGGATGTGCCGAGGTAGACGAGTGTTGACTGCATAACCACAATCCCTTGGTAGAGGAGGAATCGCCATGGTTTTTTTGTCCCTTGGTGCGGGAGTTCAATCCAGCGTGATGCTGATGTTGGCGATTCGCGGTGAGATCGAGCGCCCGGACCACGCGATAAAGGTGGAGGCGAATGAAAGCACCGAAAGAATATAGAGCATGGGTGAATTGGATGCGCAAGGAATATGGAAAGCGTAATGGCTGCATACCAGCTTTTTGTTTCGATAACATCGAAATGGAACGGAAGCTAGAAAAGAGCAAGCGGAGATATCGCCGCAAGATTAAATGATACGCATAACGCCAGCCATTACCACCGATATGCGTTACAATGAACATGCCTACCGATGATGACTTGACCCTGATTCGGAGAATGGCTGTACTAAAACACACACGACCCGGTATCGAGTAGCGGGGGAGGGGGTGCCCTCCCGGTCAAGCCGCTACCCGATGCCGGGTTTTTTTATGGGTGAATTTATGAAACTGCCTCCCTACGCCCGCCAGATCCGCGCCGAGCGCGACCGAGGCTACCACCCGCCGCGCATATGGGTGCTGTTCGGCGATGACTGGGGGCGCAGGCCGGACAGCGCGGTATGTGTCCGGCCGGGGGAGTATCAGCCAGGCGAGTATGATTGGTCATTCTGTGCGGGCGTGCCCGTGAGCGTGGTGGAGCGTACCTACGTGAGCCAACCAGCCAGGAACGCAATGAGACTGGCGGCTGAAATCGCGGCTACCACTGCACCCGTGGCATTTCACTGGATCGCCGGAGAAGATGATTGGCCGCATACAAATAGGGCGCAAGAGGATATTGGTGACCTGATGTGGTGCGTCATGCCACGGTCGAAATGGTGGAATAAGAAAACAGAACAAACATACCAGCAACGCAGCGATCTTTATTATGCCGCGATGCGGAAAGGAGTAAAGGCGTAATGCCCACTTCACCCCCCCCCGGCAACGACGACGTTGCCAAGCTTGCCGAAGTCGCATACATCAACTCCAGGCGCGGCAAGAAGCCCCGTCAGGACCACGACACCGAGGCCAACATGGGTCTTGACGGGGCGGAGAAGTATTTTCGCCCCCTTGGGCACTACCGAGACCGGTTCTTTTTCATCACTACCCGCGGTCGGCAGGTCATCCATTTTCCTGCCGCGAAACTCGCCCAAAAGCCCAACTTATTTATGCTTGCGCCGCTCCAGTGGTGGGAGCGCGAGTTCCCATCCGAGGTGGGCTTCAAGGGCTCCGCGGTCGACATGGCCGTCAATGCAATTTTGGCTGCGTGCTTCGGCTGCGGGGTATTTCGCATGGACCGCCTGCGTGGCCGCGGAGCGTGGTGGGACGATGACCGGACAGTAGTCCATGTGGGCGACCACCTCTTGGTTGACGGCGAGCGGGTGGAGGTAGACAACATCGAGTCGCGGTACGTGTACGAGGCGCTCCCGTCGTTGCCGCTCTGCATGGACGCCCGTGCGAGTGACACGGAAGCACGGCAGTTGCTGAAGCTCTGCGCCGCGTTGAACTGGGAGAACCCGCTGTACGGCACCCTACTGGCCGGCTGGGTAGTCTCCGCACTGGTCTGCGGCGCCATGGAGTGGCGTCCGCACATCATGCTCACCGGTCCGTCCGGGTGCGGCAAATCATGGGTCGGCGAGCATGTGATACAACGCATCCTGGGGGAGTTCGTCGTGGCCGCCAAGGGCGAAACCACGGAAGCTGGATTGCGCCAAGCACTGCAGCACGATGCGCTGCCGGTCACATTCGACGAGGCTGAGGGCGAGGACCGGCGTACCGCGGCCAATATGGAGCGCGTACTCGGGCTGATGCGTCAGGCGTCTGCAGAGGTGGGCGGAAACATCCTAAAGGGTGGGGCGGACGGCATGGCTCAGTCGTACTCCATTAGGTCGATGTTCTGCCTGATCGCAATCCGGGTACCGCTCCAGCAGACCGCTGACGAGAACCGCGTAACGGTGCTCAGCCTGAAGCGCAACACCGCTACCGACAAGCTTCGCTTCACAGAGCAGATAGAGCCGCTGGTGGCGGCCCTGGAGGATGGCGACTGGGCAGGTCGGCTGCGAGCGCGGGTGTTCGCTAATCTGGACGTGCTGCGCCACAACGCCAGGGTGTTCGCTCGCGCAGTCGGCGTGCACTTCGGAAATCAGCGGATAGGGGATCAGTATGGGCCTCTATTAGCAGGAGCATGGCTCCTGGGCTCTACCGGCAGAGTGACGACCGAGAGGGCGGCCGAGAAGGTGGCGGCCCTAGATGGCCTCCTCGGGGATGTGAGAGATGTCCAGGCGGAGAACGACGAGGACAAGTTGATCGCGGCCATCATGGCCCAGCAGATCGACGTATCCAGCGAAAAGAAGGTTTATCGCCGGTCGATTGGCGAACTGGTCGAGCTGTGTAATGGCCAGCGAACCGATGATGTGTGGCCCGCACAAGCCATCGATGCTCTCGAAAGAGTCGGGATCAAGCCGGATGGTGTCCGGGTGCTGGTCGCGAACAAGCATGACGGGCTCCGCAAGATCTTAGAAAAAACACCGTGGTCTGTGGGGTGGGGGCATATCCTGAGACGGATAGACGGGGCTCAGCAGGGCAATAGCGGTAGGCGGTTTGCAGGGGTGTATTCTCGGTATGTGTCGATAGATGCGTTGGTATTTTTACCCGGCGAGGGGTAGCTGCTGGGTGCTGGCTGGGGCACCCTAAAACCCAGCCTACCGGACGGTGCGGGAAAGCGGTGCATACCACAGCGAGCCCATGAGCTGGACCGACAAAATGGGCGGGAGAATCGTCGATGGGGACTAGGCCAGGAGAAATCCTGAAGCGCGCATCGAGTGAACGGCTGGGCCGAAACGCCAGCGCCGGAAGCGTAACCGGCATCCAATGCATTACTGCACCTCATAATACCGCGCTACAGCCGCATCGATTGGAGTCACCCACGAATCTTCCCTGTCGCGGCGGAACACCACTGGCGCATCGAATTCGATGCGCCAGTGAAACGTATGAAACGAAAACCGGGCATGAAAAACAAATCAGCACCTCAATTTTTGTTTCAAACGTTTCACTCTGAAACGTTTGAAACAAAAAACCCATGGTGTAAAACGTTTTTCGCCCGGAATTACCGTTTCAAACGTATCTGCCAAAATGTCAGGTGACGTTATGGAGATAATTGGTAGATATTGTGGGCATGATATGCTGGTAACGCATGGTTAGTGTATGGGTGATTAGCAGCTATTCCATAGATAATCTGTAGATATTTCTGGTTAATATATGGGTTTTGCACAAAACATGACGTTATATTCGCATTCAACCACACAATAAGTAAGGTTTTGTTTCAAACGTTTCAGGCTTGTTTCAGCAAAACACCCCTATATATATATCTATTTCAATGAGTTATGTGTTAGTGAAACGTTTGAAACGTTTGAAACAAAAAAACAAGAGCCTATACACGCGGGGGTGTGCGCGCGCCCCTGCACTAGGCTCGAATTTGCGTTTCAAGCGTTTCAAGCGTTTCAGCCCTTTGTAATCATGGGGTTACCCTGAAACAATGCTGAAACACTTTAGGATAGTGCGTTTCAGCCGATGATAAATAAGGTGAATATGTCGGTTCCCAACAATAGGCGGGAAACGCCCTATTCCTGTCGCATCGGCGGTCGATTCGCGGGAGGTGTCGAGGTGCTCAGGGAGCGCCCGCGAGGAGGGGGCGCTCATATCGGGGTGAGTTGCGAGCACGGAGGCCGCCAGCATCCGCTGACGGCCTCCTGGTGGCTAGTCCAATGCACTTCGCCAGGTGCCGGGCTGGACCGAAACACCGGCCCGGCGCGAGATCAGGCAGTGGACTGCGGGATACGGCATTGTTGTGTCCCCGCGTACATACCGCCGGATCGTGCGTTCGTCCAGAGACAGGAGCCGGGCCGCTGTCGCGTGAGTGAGCACGAGGCGTGTCAGGAGGGCGCGTACCTCGGCACCGGACGGGTGGCGGTACGTTTGTTCGGGATGGATCATGGCCGCCCCCTACGGCCGCGTATGAGCCTGTACGGCAGCGAGCGGCGACGGTGCCGCGCTTCCAGCCAGTCGCCGACGATGGCGGCGGGGATCAGGATGACGAGGAATCCGCCGATGTAGAGCAGCAAAAGGAAAATGTCGTCGAGAGCGTTCATGATGCAGCTCCTCAATGACAATGCTGGTAAGTTGTTTTTGTTGAGCCGTCCGGCATGGCCCAGCTGGTCGCGGCATCGAAGCTGCAATCGATCTCGGTCGGATCTGTGCATTCGTCCGTGATCCACTGATCCAGGATTTGCCGCTTCCCGGATCGGGTTGCTTCCGCGAAAACCGTGTCGCGCTTGGCTCGCGCCTCATTCTCGGCGGTGACCTGCTTTTCCTGTCGAGCTCTGCGTGCCGTCAGGCACTCTGAGACGATAGCGGCCTCTTCCGCATGGCCGATCAGCCACATCCGGGATTCGCCGGGGCCGTACATCAGGCCGCAGTCCTCTCGGCAGGAGATGGAGCGAGCGGTGGGGCTGTCGGCGGACATGACGCTCCCTGCTGCTACGCTGTTTGCCGCGGGCACCACAATGTGACCGCGCAAATCGTCTCTGTATCGCGCTTGGACGCGATACGGCGCAGCAACCACGGTAGCGATAGCAGTGTCCATCAGATAGCTACCGGACCGGATGAGCACCCTGTAGCGGGGCAGGTCTGCTTGTTCGGCGATCAGCCGGGCCAGCTCCTCGGCAGCGCGCTTCACCCTGTAGGTGCGGATCTCTGCCTTTGCGAGCTTGCCCTGCTCCAGGGTGAGCCCGATGTTGCCGGCGAGGTACTCGGCGTCGGGTGCCCGCGCTTTGAGGCGTTGCGGGATGGGGGTGATCCTGTCCGTGACTCGTTTGCCTGCGAGGCAGACGAATCCAGACTCGACTGTGACTTCCCGGCCGTCGGCTGTGGTTTTTATGCGCATGACAATTTCCTCCTGCTGATTTCCGCCAGCAAATCCGCATCGGAGAAACCGGCCAGCGGGTTATCCGCCGGCACCTGGGATTCTGCGCGGAGAGCTGCACAGACGATATCCCTGAATGATAAAAAATCGTCTCGCCAATCCAGGCCGGGTGAGCCTGGGTAGAGATCCGCATCGGCACCCGGAGTCAGTTCGGTCAATTTTCCATCTATTTCCAGCCGCAGCGCATGGGCGGACTGCCAATTATTTTTGACACTGCCCTGGGGGTCAACCCGGATAATGATTGAGCCAACCGGCAATTCAATTTCTCTTCCATCGGAGAGAAATTCGCCGTCGAATGCATATCCGTTGTTTTTCGTCTCGTCACATGCCGTGACGTGCTTCATCCAGCCTTTGCGGCGGCCGGAAGCGGTTTCGGTTTGTGGTCTGAATCTTACGTTCATCTTGTTCTCCAGTTGTGTGTCAGTACATCTCTGAGCCCCCGGTAGGGGCCCAGGGCTGGACTGTCACATATAGATCGGCTCAGCGCCGCAATACTCGCAGTCCTCCCAGATCTGCGCGGTACGCACTCCGGGGATGTAGCGGCAGTGGGAGCAGCCAGGCTCAGCATTGCCGGTGCTGTGGCTGTGAGAGCGGTTGCCGGAACTGCTGCGAGGCGCGCTCTTCGTGGCGACCAGGCTCACGCCGTCGCGGTGCCAGAGGACGCGGGAAACGGTTGCGTCCCAGGACTTTCCGTTACGGGTGGTGATTGTCACGGAGTCGCCGATCTCGACGGATTCGGATTTGATGCGGGCCCCCCAGGAGCCGTCTTTTAGTTTTGCGGGGGTTGCTTTCATAGCGATCGTCTCCAGTAGCGGGCTGTGGCCCATCCACAACCCACACTGTAATTATAGCGGACATGTTGTCCGGGTAAAATCACGATTTTTTATTGTTTCCGGTAGGATCATAAGCAAATGATTATGATCGAGGCATAAGTATTTGTTTATGATTTGACTGCGATGTATAAAGAAAATGGTATGTCCGGCGGTGTGGCATAAGGGATTTGGTATGGGTTGGTTGACTTGGATAAGGGAAAGGTTATACTTCGGAATGTTTACGAACGAATGTTTATGAACCGCGTCATTAACATAGCATATGGCTAGGCCGACAAAAGTTAAGGATATTGAACAGCTTGAGGCTGATTTTCGCGCTGGCGTGCCGTCTGCCGCTACCGTGGCGAGGAAGCACGGAATCAGCCCGGCAGCACTGAGCGGGCTCGCCAAGCGACGTGGCTGGACGCGGGACCTGTCGGCCCAGGTCAGGGCTCGCGCAAAAGCTAAAATTGCGGCTCTGATGGTGTCGCATCCGGATGCGGATAGAGATGATGCGATCATAGAGGAGGCATCCGATCAGGCCGCTGCCGTGATTGTGCGTCAGCGGACCAATATTGAGCGGCTGCTGGAGATCACGATGCAGGCGGGCGAACGGGTCGCGACAGAGCAGTCGTTGGAGCGGGGAGAGGATCCGGGTGAGCAGCCGTCGGCGAAAGACCAGGCCCATGCGATTAATAGTGTAAGTGGGTCGTTTGCTCGACTGTATGGGCCGCTGAGAAGCGTATATAACCTGGACGCGCCAGCGGAATCCGCTGACGTTGGAATAACCGTGTATCTCCCGGACAATGGAAGAGAGTAAAAAAATTATTCGTCCGCAGCATGGACCGCAGGAGCAGTTTTTAACGAGTTCGGCGGATATCGTAATCTACGGGGGAGCAGCCGGGGGCGGAAAAACCTGGTCATTGCTGATCGAGCCTCTCAGGCACGTCAAAAACAAAGATTTCGGCGCGGTCATATTCCGCCGGACAACAAAACAAGTGCTGAGTGAGGGAGGGCTTTGGGATGCATCGGCAAACATTTACCCTTACTGCGGCGCGAAATCAAGGGATCTGGAATGGCGATTCCCGAGCGGCGCTAAAATATCATTCGCTCATCTCGAATACGAGAAAAACGCACTCGACTGGCAGGGCTCGGAAATCCCGCTCCTCATGTTCGATGAGGTGACTCATTTCACGCCAAAGCAGTTCTGGTATCTCCTTTCCCGCAATCGCTCAACGTCTGGCATTCGGCCCTATGTCCGCGCAACATGCAATCCAGATCCTGATTCATTTATCGCTGATTTGATTGGCTGGTGGATCAATGACGCGACCGGCTACGCAATACCGGAGCGCAGCGGCGTTATTCGCTATTTTGTTCGTGTGAATGATGTGTTGCATTGGGCGGATGACCCCAATGAGTTGAAAAAAGACTTTCCTGAATCAGGAGAACCGAAGAGCTTCTCTTTCATTCAGTCCAGCCTGGAAGACAATAAAGTATTAATGCGGGCTGATCCGGGCTATCTCGCTAATCTCAACGCGCTCCCAACAATTGAGCGGGAGCGGCTGAAGAAAGGCAACTGGAAAATCAGGGACGAATCGGCATCGATAATAAAAGCAAAGTGGTGGCAGATGTGGCCGAAGGACACCCCTTTCCCGCTGTGTATCCATGAATTCGCCAGTTACGATACGGCGTTTACGGAAAAGGACCGCGACAAAGACGATACAAGCAAATCCTCTCATTCGGCACGCACTACGTGGGGGATTTTTGAAGACCCAATAACGAAACTCCATCACATGATGCTATTGGGCGCATGGAATGGACAGGTTGGGTTTCCGAAACTGAGGAAAGACGCGAAAGAGCATCATATACAAAAAAAGCTGAATTGCTCATTGATTGAGAAGAAAGCGTCTGGTGCTTCACTATTGCAAGAACTGCGCCGAGCGAATATTGCTGTACGTGGATTTGAGCCGGGGCGATACGGGGATAAAGAGCAAAGAGCGCATTTAGCGAGCACACTATTTCAAGCGGGAATGGTCTGGTATCCGGATCGAAAATGGGCAAAGAAAGTAATTAATTGGGTTGCGGCGTTCCCCCAGGGCGATCCGCCGTCAGCCGATTATGCCGATACTGTAAGCCAGGCCGCAATGTACGTAAAAAAACGCATGTGGCTGGAAACCCCGGAGGAGCGACATGCTGAATCGCCCGACGAGCCAGTATTGGACCCCGACGATTGGCGCAATCCCCCGGAAGAACCCCGAAGAGGCTATGGATAAATGCATCTCAACGACACACCGAATCAAGTGATATCCGGTGGATTCGCCCCGGCAACGGGCATTGCAGATGATCAACCGGCCGATCCTGCTGCAATTCGGTTGCAGGCAATCCTGAAATTGGCCGATGAAGACGAAGGGCTTCTGTCCGACGAGGAGGCCGCAATTCTCCATCGGCATCGGAGGAAGAGCAACGCCCCGGAATCAGCGAGCGATCACTATGCCAATCTCGCTAATTTTCTCGAAGACCGCGATCTCAACACTCTCGCAAATGACGTAATAACCTGGGTGCGCAGGGATGACGACAGCAGGGAGGAGTGGGTCAAGCAAGAAAAAATCGGGCTGGAATTCCTCGGGATAACCAAGCCGAAGAGCTGCCCTGCTGCATTCGACGGCGGGTCGGAAGTCATTCATCCGATGTTGGCGGAAGCCTGTACACAATTCTGGGCGCGGGCTAGTGCTGCGCTATGGCCGGCCGGAAGCCCGGTGAAGACCACGATTATAGGCAAAACGACAGACGAAAAGACCGAAAAGGCGCGGCGCGTAGAGGGATACATGAATTACCTCTATACGGTGAAAATGGAGAATGCGCGGAAGCAAACCAGCAAGCTGCTATTCCGGCTCCCGATCAGCGGCAATCTATTCACGCGTCCATACTGGGATGATTCGTTGGATAGGCTGGAGAGAGCGGTAATCACTCCGGAGCGCTTTGTAGTGCCATACGAAGCCGATAATTTGGAAACCGCGCTCCGGTACACGGAAATCGTTCCCATGCCGCCGAACACCATGCGCCGTATGATGCATGGGGGCATATTCCGAACTGTCGAGTTACAGACACCGGATGAGCGCACCGGAGACGGCGACTCCGCCCGAATAGACATAGAAGACGACATCAAGAGAGGAGAGGGCAGGGAGGATGTGGAGGACGGCAGCACTCCGGATAGGCACACTGTATATTACTGCACATGCGACCTGGACCTGGCTGGGTTCGAGGAGGACATAGCGCTACCGTACACAGTCGCAGTGGATCGCGATAGTAGCAAGGTATTGGCGATCTACCGCCAATGGCGCCCGAGCGACAAACAGCGCAAGCGGTTGGTGGAGTACACTCAGCACGGATTCATTCCGGGGCTGGGGTTCTATGATTATGGATTTTATCATTTGATGGGATCGCTGGCTCGCACAGCCACGGGGTCGATGAGGGCGCTGCTGGATGCGGGATTCAGCGAAAACACGAATGGAGGTCTAAAGTCAGAAGATCTGAAGATTGACGGCGGCAAAATGTCGAAGCGTATGGATGTCTGGTATGACGTAGCGGCGTCCGGCGAAGATATGAAGTCGGGGCTGTTCCCATGGCCCAAATCAAGCCCATCTCAGACACTGTTCAATTTATTGGGGTTCGTGGTCGAAAGCTTCAATCGGTTCGCCGGTACAACCGATTCGTTGATGGGCGAGGGCTCCAGCAACGTACCGGTCGGTACTACGATGGCACGAATAGAGCAGGGCATGATGAGTTTTACGGCCATTCAAGCCGGGCTCCACAATTCATTCGGCCGCGAATATCGCAGAATGCTCGAGTTGGCGGGACTGTGGGCCGAGGATCGATACCCGTATGCCGTGGCCGGTGAATCGAGCGAGGTATTCAGAGAAGATTTCGATCCCGAGTCGATTGCCGTACTACCCGTTTCCGATCCGAATTTCGTATCCCACACGCAGCGGTATTTCTCCAGCCTGGCATCGATTGAGTTGGCTGAGAAATCGCCAGAACTGTACGACATGCGAGAGGTCCACAAGCGCGCACAGATGACGCTACGGATTGATGACTTGGATTCGCTGATGCCCGAGCCGTCCGACCTGACTGCGAGAATGGGACCGGTCGAAGAGAATGCCGCCGCGCTCCAGGGGATACCGATCAAGACGCATATGGAACAAGACGACCAGGCACACATCGTTGTGCATTCGACCTTTCTGCAAGGACTGGACGAAGATGCCGCCAAGACTGCCGGGCCGCCGCTCCAGGCGCACATTCAGGCCCATATCGCCGCGGCCTATCTCAAGATGATGCAGCAGCAGACAGGCGTACCGTACCGGATGCCGGATACCGAGACGATCATGGATGACGAATGGGCGGAGATGCCACCGGAAATGGAAAACCAGATAGCGATGCTGTCGGCTCAGGCAGCTCAACAGATGCAGGCTCAACAGCAACAGCCGCCACCGGTGGACCCGGAAGCTGCCGAGCAGTCGAGGAAAGACCAGCAGGCCCAGGCGGATATTCAGCGGAAAGATACTGTGGCCGGTGCGGACATCCGGCGGAAGAACGCCGTGGCCGCCGCTGACACGCAACGCAAAACCGGTGAAGCCGTCACCGATGCACAGCGCAAGACGGCGATTGCGATGGATGATGCGCAGCGGAAGGAGGCGGAATCGGTAGAGGCGGCGTTATTGAAGCGTACCGAGCCGTTTCCTGCGCCGCCGGCGGTGGAGTGATGACACTGACAAATCAAGAAGTGCAGCGCTTAATAACCATGGCCATTGGCTATGCCAAGCTAACCGAAAACCATGAAAAAGAGAATGAATATAGAGAATTAAGACGCGAAATGATAAACCCCGCACTGCGCCCGGAAGACAAATGGCAAGAATACAAAGCCGATGTAGAAAATACAACGAAGCTCTTCTTCTTCTGAGTAAGATACAAGCTATGGTGGAATGGATGCCTGTAGGTCTAAAAACCGCAGCGAAAAGCAATCGCGTGTACGAAGAAGATGTGGCAGGCGTGTAATGGACGCCATCTACCAAACAATCGATGAGTTGAAGGTCAAGCTCAACGAACGCAAAGCCCGGATTCAGAATGATCTCGGATTGGGCAAAGCGAAAGACTTTGCTGATTACAGGCAGAGAACGGGGCGCATTCGGGGAATCGAAGACGCGCTGACGGATATCAACGCTCTTATCGGGCGACAGGAGGCTGAAGAATGACAAATGACGAAATCACCGCACAAGCGGATGAGGCGTATGGCCGCGCAACGAATGGCCCCGGCGAAAAGTTACCCTTCCGCGCCGTAGGCTGGAGAATCATCGTAGAGCCGTTCAAGGCAGCGGAAACGGAAGGCGTTATTGCCCTCCCGAAGGAAACGGTGGCGGTGCAAAAGGTCAACGAATACCGGGGAACGGTTGTATCGGTGGGGCCGCTGGCCTATCAAGACCCGGTGAAGTTCCAACCAACAGGGCATGCCAACCCAGGCTGGTGCAACGTCGGAGACGTAGTGGCCTACGACAGTCGCGGCGGCAAGCGGATGTTCGCCGCTGATGGCCGCGAATATCGCGTCATGAACGACGAAGACATCATCGCGCGGATCACCGATCCGGCAGCGATGAAAAACCCGTACTGAGGCCACCGATATGAATAAAGTGGAAGAGAAGCTGGTTGAAGCCGACACTATCGAGGTGCCGGAAGAAGTTCTGGCCGCCATGGGCGGGTTGCCGGAGGAAGAGCCAAAGGAGCCAAAGGAGCCGGAAAAGAGGTCCGCAGAGGCCGAAACCGAGGAACAAGACCGGGGCGATGAGGACGCCGCCGAAGAAAAGCCGCACCCGGAAAAATGGGAAGCGAAACACAACCCCGAGTATTACAAAGCGAAAGGCATCAAAACCCGCGAGCACATCAAGGATCTGACGACTCGCCGCTATGAGTCCGACCAGCGGGCCGATAGGGCGGAAGCCGAGAATGCGGACCTGAAACAGCGCTTGGTCGAAGCCGAGGCGGCGCGAGGCGCACCAAAGGATGATCCACGAATCCGACAGCTGGACGAGGCTATCGATCTGGCCCGCGAAGACGGGAGCGACTTTGTGGTGGACGCGCTGAAGGAGCAGCGCGAGAAGTTGTTGGCGGGAGAGACAAGGGCACCGGCACAGCCGCAATACCAACAGCAGCCGCAAATCGACCCGTCCGCGCAAGCGTGGATGAAGGAGAACCAATGGTTCCAAGAGGCGGACGAGCTCGGGCGACAGCGGTACCCCCAGTTGGCACGGGAGGCTCAGCAACGCGAAAGCGTGTTACGTCAAACCATGCCGGTTGGTCCGGAACTGTACCAGCGCCTGGACGAAGAGATGGCATTCACTCTGGATGCATGGGGTTTGACAACGAGGCCGACCGGCGGCAATGGTTCTGAACCGCCGAAAGAGGCACAGAAAGAACCGCCACGGGCAGGCTTGCAGCCGAGTCGAACAGGCGGTGCCGAGGGCGTGGACCAGAAGCGCAAAGACGGGCTTACCGCGGAAGAGCATAGGCGGATGGTCTTTGTGGCCCGACAAACCGGCAAAGACCACAACGACCCTGCGTACCGTAAAGCGTTTATCCGGCAGATTCGCGGGTAAGGTTGCATTCCCACTAATTAAGGGTATACTCAAATGAATACAGCAGAACCCACGCCGCGGGACGCCTCCCGCACCCCACGCGCGCAATCGGCGCGCGATAAGTCGAAAGAAAGAGATGTAAAAATCAATCTCTCTCTCGACGACACCGGTCCGGTGCCCCAGGACATTCAGCCGCGCGACGGCTACGAAAATATGTGGATCAGAGTAATGGAGGGTAGCGAGCCCGCTTACCTCAACATGAGTGTTGCGGACCGCCAAGGCTGGACTCCGGTTGATCCGAAAACGCTGGACAGAAGTTATGCGTACATAACCGCGCAGAACGACCGCCTCGGCAACGTCATCGGAACCCACGATCTCGTGTTGATGGAGCGGCCTATCGAGTACGGCGACGAGGTACGACAACTGCTGAAAAACAGAGTGCAGGAAAAAGTACGGGCCACCCAGGGCGGTGTGCTGAATGAACTGTCCGGCACGGGAATGAATTTGCGGGATGACTCGCACGCAAGCCTTGACGTGGGGCGCCGCGCGGAGGTTGCTCCGGACTGAAAACATAGTGTCGGCGGCATAAGTCGCGGGCCAATTCACACAAGAGGTACACCATGAGTAATACTGATAGTGCCTACGGCCTTCGGCTTTATGATTCCGGCGGCAAAAGCGCGTATTTTTCCGATTACACTATCGCCAGCGGTTACGCTACCGGTCTTGGCGAAGGGGAATTCGTGAAGATGACCGGCACCGGCCGGAATATCGAGATCTCTGCGGCGACGGAAGAGGACTGCATCGGCATATTCAAGGGCTGCATGTACGTCGATCCTTCGGGCAAGCAGGTATTTTCGCCCCAGTGGCCAGCAGCCCAGGTGGCGACCGAAATTACCGCACTGGTCTACGACGACCCGAGCTTTACATTCATCGGGCAGGTGGACACCTTCGCCGCCGATGATGCGGGAACTACGGTGGACTGGACCTCCGGCTCGGTCAACACCAGAACCGGGATGAGTACTACCCAGCTTGATACGACTCATGCTACTGATGGGTCTTTGCACTTGCTGCGCCTGGCCCCCATCCCCGGCAACGTCGTTGGCGCCTATGCCAAGGTGTTGGTTCGATTTCTCAAGCATCACCTGATCGTGTCCTAAAGGAGGAACATCATGGCTACTATGACTCGCCATCAACTGGCGTCGCTTCTCCAAGACGGGCTCGGCACCATTACCGGCCTGGCCAACGACCAATGGCCGAAAGAGTACCCAAACTACATGGAGGTGGTGAAAAGCGAGAAAGCGTATGAGGAGGACGCGATGATTGCCGGACTGGGTTACGGTCAGGAGCGCAACGAGGGCGGCCTGTACGCCACCGACGGCGGACGCGAGATGTGGACTCGACGCTACACGCACCGGGAAACCGCGCTGGCGGTGGAGATCACTCAGCGAGCACAGGAAGACAACCGCTACTGGGATGTGGGCAAGAAGTTTGCTGCCGAACTGCCGAACAGCATCAACCAGAAAATCGAGGTGGATTGCGCCAACGTGTTGAACAACGGGCGTGATACCGATTTCCTCGGTGGCGACGGTAAGCCTTTGTTTTCTCTGACTCACCCGACGCTCGACGGCGGCGCTCAGGCGAACATGCCGGCTACGGGTATGCAACTCTCCGAGTCGTCTCTTGAGACCGTGCTGAATATGATCCGGCAGGCCCGCAATGATCGCGGACTCAGCCAAATGCTCAAGCCCAAGAGTCTGTGCCTGCACTCTTCGCAGACATGGAACGGTGGGCGCATCCTCGGATCGCCGAACCGGCCCGGAACGGCGGAGAACGACATCAACGTCATTCAGCATCGCGGTCTTTTCGGCACCGATCCGCAGGAAATCACCGAACTGACGGACTCGAACTTCTGGATGATCACCACGAACTGTCCGGACGGACTGAAGTATTTCGAGCGCATCCCGCTGTCGAAGCCGAAAACCAGCGTGGACCCGCGCACCGACTCGATCTTTTTTCGTATGCGCCAAGTCGGCAGCGAAGGTTGGACCAACTGGCGGCAGGCTTTCATCGGCGGCTGGAGCGCCTAACAAATCCGGCGGGCTTGATGCCAGCCACAACGAACCATGAGAGTTCTACGGACCCCACAGGGGTTCATGGGAGACAAATCAAATGACCAAATCACACTACCCGAATGGCTTTGCCGGTGGCGTATCCATCCGCAATATGCCTATCCTGAATGCTTACGGCGGCAATGTCGTATGGGTGGATTCCGGCCCCGGACTGAACGGCAATGGCAATGAGGCCACTCCGTTTTCCAGCATTGAAAATGCCATGAACAGTGGCGTGTTGACCGCGAACAATGGCGATATCATCATGGTCAAGGCGGGCCATGCCGAGACTGTATCGGCGGCTGCGGGTATTGACATGGATGTTGCCGGAGTGTCCATTATCGGACTCGGTAACGGATCGAACAGGCCGATTATCACGTTCGACACAGCGGCCACGGCTGACATCGACATCGACGCGGCCAACATTTCCGTCGAGAATATCGTCTTTTCCGCGAACTTTGCCGATATTGCGGCGGCCATCGATGTGAATGCAGTTAACTTCTCGTTGCGCGGGTGCCATTTCCAGGCTACCGCCGCCGACATGAATTTCAAGATTTGCGTGCAGGACGGTGCTACAACCACATCCAACGGCATCACCATCGAAGGCTGTACCAGTCTGATGCTCGATGCCGCCGATACGCATTTCGTCAACCTGGCCGGCACTGGTGACGGTCACCTGATCAGAGACAACGTGCTTCACGGAAACTGGGGCACGATGTGCATCGGGGGCGCCGGGGTGGTGACCAGATGTTCGATTCTGAACAACTTCATCTTCAATATTGCCGCCGATGCGGATAGCTGCATCAGTATGGCGGCAACAGCAACCGGGATTTGTGCGAACAATCGCTGTACCGGTGGACACGCATCTCAGGGGATTATCCCCGGCGATCTGGGTGCGATGGAGAATTACTACGAGTTGAGCACGTCCGACCTGTCCGGCGTAATCGAGCCTGCCGTTGCGTAACGTGCTGCGCCAGTCCAATCAATATGTGCCCCAGTGCAAGCCGGGGCGACAGGAGGCAACATGCAGCCGAAACGCGTTACACTGGCACCGACGGCCCTTGACAGAAACGGCATAGCCCAAGCCCAGACTACCGCAGGTGCGGACTTGACGCTGAACGGGGCGCTGTCGGGCACAATGGACGTACCTCGGCATGTATCCGTTTACTGTGCCGCCGATATGTCCGGCGTTGTATTCACGGTGACCGGTACGGATCGATATGGCACCATCATCACCGAAGCAATCACCGGCCCGAATGCCACTACGGTAAACGGCACCAAGAATTTCAAGACCGTTACTCGGGTAGCCGTAGACGGAGCGGTCGGCACTAACTGCGAAGTTGGTTCTGCGGATGAGATGGAAACCGAATGGATTCCGCTGGATTACATCTACCCCGTTGGGACCATTCAAGTAGAGCTATCCACCAGCGCATCCATCACCTACGCATGGCAAACCACAGCGGATGATGTACAAGCTGCGGGGTTCCAGGAGAGCGATGCAGCCGTAACGGTAGACACGGGTGTTACCGCAGAGACCACTTCGCAGCGTGGAAGCGATACAGGCTATGCCACGGCGTCCAGACTGGCAGTAACAAGCTACGCCTCCGGCTCCTTGGTCGCAACATTCATGCAGGGGTCGAGATGACTCGCGGGGAACTTATCCGAATGGTCCGAGAGGATTGGTTGGATGATGTTTCGGACAATCCGGACCAGAACGACGAGGACCGGCGCTGGTCCGACCAGTTCATTGCCAGGTGGTTGGCGCGCGGAGAAATTGTTGCGTGTCAAGGCTCCAGGGGTGGTGATCTGATCTTCGACAGCAGCACCGCTGCCGTCACTCAAATCACCCTCGCAACCGACACGGCGAGCTATTCCTCCAGCAGCAAGATAACCAGAATCGAAGCGGTCATTTACGACGGCGCACCGCTGGAGCAAAAAACCGAACGCGAAATCGTGTCGGAGAATGGCGACGACTGGCGCACTGCTACAGGCGAGCCGACTGCATATATCGTCAAGGGTCGAACCATCCGGTTTTATCCGATCCCCACCTCTTCGGAAAACGGCGACACGGTATATCTTGAGGTCTACCGCATCCCTATCGATTCATTCAAGGAGGAGCCTGAAATACCTGAAGAATTCCACGAGTATTTGTGCGCCTATGCAGCTTATCGCGCGTACAGCCGTCGAGACGAAGACACGCATGACCCCAAGCGCGCGGCGGAAGCATTGGCGGAATTCGAGAGAATATTCGGAAGGCCCGTGTCCGCATCGGTGCGTAGACATCATCTTGAGCAACCGCGGAACACGACATTCCAAACCCCGGGATATTGCACATAGGATATGTGAACGAGGATAATTGGCAATGCCAAAGGTGGGATGGATAAAAGAGGGGGCCGGCCTGGCGCTGCATACCGGCATTGACCAACAAGCCCAGCAAGCCCAGGCAGACGGCGTGAGCGGCTGGAAAGTAACCCTTTTGGTCTATCTTATTCGGAGTGGCCCGTTTGCGATTTTGTCCGCTATTTTACTTTTCGCAATCTTTTCTCTTTCTTCTGTTTTTCTAACCGCATACGAAGAGGATCGAGAGCTTTCGAGAACCAGAGAAGCCAGCAATGTCATCTTAGTACGTTCTTTGGGTCAGTTGGTGAAGTCAACAGATCTGGGGAATACCACTTCTCTGGTAATTTTGGAAGAGCTTCGAGATTTTACGAGAGAAGTAAAGCATACGCATCCGGAACAGGTAAGAATGTTACGGGAAATCTTGAAGCGCGAGGCACGGTAAGTGAATGCTATTGAGCAAGACCAACTTGATCGGGATTTTTCCGAAAGTGTCGATGGTATTGTGACGCTGTTCTTGCCGAACGCAGCGCCGGCCGACCGGTTGCGAGCAGAATCATTGTTGGCCGAGTTCGCCCGAACCATCATGCTGCAAACCATTCGGCATCGTTCGAGGTTGTACGATGCGCCCGCAGAGCAGCCGAAGGATTATCCGGACAGGAGAGTGACATGAAGCAAGTTTTGCTGCGCCTGAAGGAACCCTCAACGTGGACGGCCCTTGGTGGCCTTGCTTTGGCGGCTGGGATCTCCTCGGAGGAGTGGGTTCAATACTCCGCTTTCGGGGCCGCGCTCGCTGCTTTTGTTCTCGGCGTGGTGTTGAAAGAGAAGGGAGAAGAGAAGTGATTCGGTTTGTTTTGGTTCTTGTAGCTGCCGGATTCTTCGCCGGCTGCGAAACCACTGCCGTTCGGACTGCTGCTGCGGAAGTCGAGCAAGCGGCAATCATGGCGAATGACCTTCAACTCAAGTACAGCACGAAAGGCATGTGCTCCTCTTCTTTCACTGCCGTCATGCGAGCCTATGCCGGGCACCCGAGGGAGTTACGGGCTTTCTCAACGCTGTGCGGAGTGGATGACAGCGTGATCGAGTTTATTATCGAGGCGACTCAAGAATGACCTTCGACCAATGGCTGGATTGGAAACTGGGTTGGGCGCCGTATCCCCCAACAGAGGCTCAAATAAATAAGTATCGTCGCTTGCTGTATGAGTTATATATGGAGGCGATGGATAACGGGTACTCTCCGTTTGGGTTTTATGAGCAGGCTGCCGAGGTAACAAGGTAATGAGTTATACAGACATTTGGACTCATGCGAACAATGCGGATTTTCAGGGCAAATGCTGGGCTGCGTTGTGGGATGTATGCAACCGAGTGCTTGCCGGGGAGAGCGGATTTCCGGCAGCGGGGCAGGTAGCGGCTCAGGCGAGCGATGACGCGGGGTATGCGCTTCGCGTCTTGCGGGTTGAGTCACGGCTGACCGGCCAACAACTTGCTCAGCAGATACTGCGGAATGCCACTATAGCAGGAAGCCCTGCAACAGCGGATGACTCTGCGCTTCAGTATCAAATCAACGCAAATGTTTGGGCCGAGCTGAGGGGGATAGGCTGATGGCCTGGGGAACACTACTCAACTCTACCCAGCTTGCGCTGACCGGAAGTTATCAGACTGTTCAGCGAAGCGCGGCGGACTGGGAAATTACACTTAATCCCGGTGAGTTGGCTCAGATTGTATTCGACTATAACCCGGAGGCAACACCTACCGAGAATTGCGATATCGTAATAGAGAGAACCGCGGATGGAACGCTTTACGAATCCGATGGTGAGGCAATACGGGAGATTATTGAGTTCAGCAACAGTGAAAGTGATGATCCGGCGGTTCGTAGCGTGGAGATAACGGGGGTATACGGATTCAAGGTCCGCGCCAGGCTGAGGGATACGGACGATACTGTCGGCGGCGATGACAGTGGGAGCACATTGGATGTGGATGTCCGTCTTGATGGCATTAGCATCTGATGGCTGATTCTCTGCTCAGACGGCCCCGGAGAACACAGGCGGCACTTGATCTTCGGATTCCGGGGCGTAAGCCCAGCGGTCCGGTTGAGGTCTCACATCTGAAAAGGGTTCGAGCGCCGACTTTTTGTTGGATGCCCGGACAAAGGGATCGGCACGATTTGGTATGTGGACGGGTTGGAAATTGGACGGTATGGACAGGCTCCGTTGGTACGGCGTATAACGCAAGGCACAAAAAGGGGTTTGATTTTCCAAGCAGCTCCTCGGGGAATGAAGGCGCTTGCGTTGAGTGGGACACGACGGATCTACAATCCGATGACTTCACCGCGCTTGTAGTATTGGATTTCCAGGGTGGTGGCTATGCCGGTTATGCAGGGATATTTTCCGGCGGGTATTCGGCAACCGTATCACAACGCTCATGGATAATCATAAAGGATAAAGACATCAGTGACCTTGGCACGAATAAATGGAAATTTACGGCTTATAATACTTCTCAAGCTGGTTTTGGGGTCAGCTCTTCCGCTGAAGCAGCAACCGGACTGGTAACGCTGGTAGTGAGAAAGCGCGGAACAGAGTTGGCGTTATGGGTCGCAGGGGATAAAACAACGGATAATTCTTTTACCGGAGTGCTTCAGTCGTCGACTGATCCGGCCCGTGTTGGAGCATTGTTTTCTGATCACACCTGGTCCGGCGCCGTGGAGGGGCCGGTTTACTTGGCCGCATATTGGTCGCAAGCACTACCGGATACTACTTGCAATACGCTTCACTACCGTCAATATTCATTTCTTCAGCCAATCGGCCCCCAATGGCTCCCGATCTCAACTGGAGCCCCTCCGGTAACAACAATTCCTCCATTTCTCCAACACTACCGTAACCAAGGGATGATCTGATGTTTCCTTTGCGCCAAAGCACTGCAGGTCAAGAGATTCCACTGGGGTATTTTCTCGATACTACTGACGCGGACACGGAAGAGACCGGGTTGACGATTGCCAACACGGATATCAAGTTGCACAAGGCAGGTGCTACTACGTTGGCGAATAAGAATTCCGGGGGAGCAACTCACATCAGTAATGGTATTTACTATGCTGTACTGGACGCAACGGATACCGATACGGTTGGCGCGCTGGTTATTTTCTGCCATGTCGCTGGTGCTTTGGTGGTCCGGCTTGAGTGTACCGTTCACACAGCCAAAGTCTATGATTCACTGTTTGCCGGAACAGATAACCTCGAAGTTGATCAAGTGCAACTGGGAGGGGATACGCAGTCGGCTACGGATCTGAAGGATTTTGCGGATGCCGGATATGATCCCACCACGAACAAGGTCCAGGGTGTTGTTCTTGCTGATACCGTAACGGACCTCACGAATACCCCGAGCGATTCATCTGGAGTGACTACCCTGCTTTCTCGGTTGACTGCTGCGCGAGCACAAGTGCTTTCGGATTGGATCAACGCTGGGCGTCTGGACGCGATTCTCGATTTGATTGCGGCGGATGTTATTAATATCGATGGCGCTGCTATGCGGGGAACGGATTCGGCATACACAGGGACTCCGCCGACCGCTGCTGCTATTGTCAATGAGTGGGAAACCCAGAGCCAGGCTGATCCAACCGGATTCCATGTTAACGTGCTGGAAGTAGCTGGAACAGGGCAGACCGCAAATGATCACGGTGCGGACCTAAATTCATTGATTGCCCAGGTTGGCACGGCTGGCGCAGGACTCACAAACATCAACCTGCCGAACCAGACGATGAATATCACAGGCAACCTGTCGGGAAGTGTTGGAAGCGTGACAGGCGATGTAACTACGGATGCGGCGTCCAGGACTGCATCCAAGGCGGATGTGTCTGCGCTGCCCACATTCGCTGAAATTTTTACAACTCAACTCACCGAATCATATTCTGCTGACGGGGCCGCTCCAACACCGGCTCAGGCGCTGTTTGCCATCCAGCAAATGCTTCAAGAAATAACTATCGTCGGAAAGACGATGACCATCAAGAAGGTGGACGGCTCCACTACCGCCTTCACACTGACGCTGGATGCAGTCCCGCCGACCAGCATCACGAGGGCAACCTGATGGCTATGGCACCGGTCATAACTCGCGGCTTCGGGTCATGGGGCAGCGCCGCACTGGTGATTACCCGCGGGTATGCAATAGGCGAAGCAGTTACTACCGCGCAAATCGTATTCGCAGCAGTCACCCACGAAACGCAGTCCATGGAAATAACCCACGAAACGCAGTCCATGGAGATCTCCCATGATTCCTAACTATATCGAGGGAAACTCCGGGCGGGAAAAGGTGGATCTGTTCACTTTCGGTCGGGTGGCGGCGACTCCGACGACCCTGGAATATCGGATAGACTGCCTGAAGACCAATGTGGCAATTCGTGCAGCTACATCACTGACACCGGGAGATACCGTTTACATCAATATCACGCCGGATGATACTACGCTGCAAAGCCAGGATAACACCGAAGAGCTGCGGGAAGTAACCATTACAGCAGACAAGGGGCTGGATACCCAATTCCGCAAAACCTATCAATATTTGGTGGTCAACAAGGCCGCCGTGACATAGAGGCACCGAGAAATGTCAGAGCAGCCAACTAAATCACAAAAAGCCATCTTGGAGTATCTCCAGACAAAACCGGAGATCGAAACGGTATCAACCACGAATTTCGGCGCAATCTGCGAGCTTGCGTTCAATGTAACAAAGCTGTTCGTGGAACAGCAAAACAAAATAGATGTGGATGGCAGTGTTTTTGTTAGTGTGGATAACGTGGCATACGATATTCTTGAGTCGCTGATCGGCATTTGCTTAACAGCGAACATCGATGTTGATGCCATCGCCACGGGCAGTGTGTCGGTAAGTCACAGCAATTAACGCGGGAGCAATACAATGGGCGCCAGCCAACCACTTTGTTTGACCTACACTTTTCCCGCCCAGGATTTCGGAGCCGGAGCCGGAACCATGGCTTTTCGTGCCCCCACGGGCTATACCCGCGGGCGCCTGATCGACGTAGGCATTACCGGCATCACGGAGACGTTCGCCTGCGATACTACCGCGGGTGCAGTCCGAGTGGGAACCACGGGAGATGCGGACGCCTACGCGGAATTGAATATTGCGGATGGAGCGGCAACCGGCGATCAATTCAACACCAACAGTGACACGGACGCGATCATTGTTGCTAATCTCGACGATACGCAGATCGAGGTAACCTACGTTCAGTGTGTGGATTCCGGCACTGCTGCGGGCATCGCAACGCCGTATGTTGCCGTGGCGTGGTATTGATCGAGGAGAAAGAAAATGGCATTTTTAAAAAATCGCATCGCTCACGAAACGACGACGACCGGCACCGGAACACTTACGCTAGGTTCGGCATCGGCGCAATACTTCGCTTTGCTGACCGGCGATGGCGGCGAGGAATTCGACTATGCGCTGGTTGATGCGGATGGCGCGGACGTGGAGATCGGGCGCGGAACTTATACTCATGCCGGTACGACGCTCAGCCGAGATTCCGTACATCGTTCAACGAACGGGGACGCGGCCATATCGCTGTCTTCCGGTACTCACTCACTGTACCTGACGCCTACAGCGAAGTCTTTGGACAGGATGGCGCTGCAACAGGCGGCCAACACGATCACATCCGCTGATCTCACCACGGTAGTCAATACCACCCATGCCTGCACTATTGCAGGGCTTACCGCGAATCGAAACGCTGTGATTCCAGCCGGTACGCCGGGAGATCGGATACGGATCTCAGCGGTGGACGGTGATGCAACCTACTGGCTGATCGTGCTCGGGGACACGGGGATAACCATCAACGGCGGCACGGCAGCGACCGAAGCCACCAGGATGAACAAGGCGGGTGACTTCGTGGAGCTTGAGGCTACCAGCGCGACGAATTGGTCGATGTTCCCGGCTCCGCCGTGGGCTGCGGAGTAATACGATGGCACTGTGCGGATTCGGTCCGATTGGTTTTGCCCCGGTAGGAGGGGCGGAACTATCGCTGCCCCCGGTGGGGTTTCTTGAGACTCCGGAAGATCTGTTCCCCGGTTATGCATGGGACGGAACGGATCTGAAGATCCCGCTTACGACGCTGGACGATCATGGGCTTACGGCTGCGCTGGCGAACGCCACCACGGGAGATCCGCGCACCATTTTTTATGCATTGGCTGCACGAGCAGAGGAGTGGCTCAAGGACTTGGCGACGGATGACATGCCGAAGGCGCTTACTGTCAGACCGAGGGCCAGCATCATCCAAACGACCGGAGTCTTTGCCGGGAAAGAACGCATCACTTTGTCGTTTACGATTTACCGGGATCGTCCGGAGGGTACTATTGCAGAGGAGCCGCCGGCATGAAACAGCTGAAAAACTCCGAAAGAACACGCTGCGAAGTGTGGACGCGCGTCATGGGATACCACCGGCCCGTTTCGGACTGGAATCCCGGCAAGCAGGCGGAGCATGCTGAGAGGAAGCCTTTCATAGAGCCATGCCGAAACCACTCATAATTCCGATAGGTGCGTTCTCGGAAGGTATGGACTCGCTTCATGCCGAAGACGATCCGATATTCGACGCGATTGCCGGCCCGAACGGATACTCCAGTCCGAAACGCTGCGTTGCTGCCGTAAACGTCGATCTGGACGACAGGGGCCGCCCGGAACTTAGGGACGGGACAACGCAAAGGGTGGCGGCGACGAGCGGCTTGAGCGCCTTCTGCGGGCTTGGTATGGCGGTTTTTCAGGACCAGGGAACGATCAAGCGGGTTACGGATACTGCCACCTGGACTACTGCGGACGTGGTGACGGGGCTGAATGCCTCTGCCGAAGTCATATTCCACGAGTATGAGAACTGGATTCTTTGGACCAATGGGCTGGAGAGCGGGAAGATCGACAGCACCGGGGCCTATCAGCCGTGGAGTCTGACGAGGCCGGCGGCACCGACTCTGGGGGAAACATCCGGCACTCTGCCGGCGGGGCGGTATCGGGTCAGTGTTTTGTATGTGGATGCCAATGGGGTGGAACACGCTGCGAGTGAGTCGGCGGTAATCACGCTGGCCAGTCCGGCGGCGATCACTGTTGATGTTCCGGCCCCTGATTCCGAGGCGGCGTTGATTCGGGTGTTCGCGTCGAAGACCAATGGGACGGATCTGTTCTTCGTTGGGTCTGCGGTGCCCGGGGTGTTCCCGGTGACGGTCAGTGACGTGGCGGTATCCGATGAGCCGCTGCGCACGCGGGGGTTTTCGCCGGTTGTGCCGGGGGATGGGATTTTCTCTTTCGGCGGCATGGTGATTACATTCCATGGGCGGTATCTGCAACCGTCGTTTGGGCCGGCGATCCATCTGTTCGAGCTGCACCGGACGGAGGAGGAGCGGCCGGGGGTCATTCAGGCGGGTGGCGGGCTGGAATTCGGATTTTGGTTGGTGTGCGAGCGCGGCGCGTATTTCACCAAGGGGGATGTGCCGGGGGCCTGGGTGACTTCCTCCCGCAAGGATGCTCGGCAGTATGCCAAGGGGTGTTTGGTGCTGGACGCAGATCTTGTCGGTGGGGTGGATGCGCTTGGGGATGTGGCGTTGTTCGTCTCCGATGCGGGGTTGATGTGCGGCACGTCGGACGGGCGGATGCTTGCGCTGACGGACGATAAGCACCAACTCGATGTGGTTGGGAAGACGGCGGATATCGTCTATCGGCAGCACAGCGGAATTTATCCCCCACAAAGAACAACTCCCCCCCAGATTCTATTTACGCTGAGGTAGTTATGGCTGACTCCGTGGTATGCGCGAGCAATCTGTTTTCGAACCGCACGATTTGCGCGGTGATGAAGTACATCGATATTTTTCTTGCAAAGGCGGAGTCCGCCTATGCGGACTCTCAGACTCGGTTGGAGGATCTGGGCGTGCTGACCGAGCAGATTGCTGCGGATATGGCGGGGATCGACTACAGCCCCGCGACCGGGGGGATAAATATCACCTATTCCCGGCCGGATGTGCCGAATTTTTCCACCCTTGGGCCGGATACGCCGGCATTCCCGGACAAGCCGACCGTTTCCGCGCCGACAATCGAACCTGCGCCTACGGTTCCCGACGCTTATGTGGTTCCGGCTGCCGATTCGCAACTGATCTCGGCGGCAGTGTTCGACGCGCTTTATGACCGGGAGCAGGAGCGGATTTCTCGGCAGAGCGCCAAGGGCGAGAGGGATGCGGTGTATCGAGCCGGAAGGCTTGGTGTAGGTGGATCTACCGCCGCGTTGCAGCTCGGGCTCCAGGAGGCGGAGGAGGCCACGGACGAGGGTGTTTCATCGGTGGCAAGGGATAAGGCAGTCTCCGAGGGGGAGTGGTTGCGGGCGGATGTGAAGACCCTGCACGGGATGCACATCGAGCATGATCTGGAGCGACCGAAGCTGGCTCTCGAATCCTACAAGGCGGAGAACACGCTTGAGGTGGATGCCTATCGTGTGCTGACCGGCGGGTTTCGGGATATCAATGCGGCCATGGCTGGGGTCTACGATTCTCAGGTTAGGTTGATGCTCGGGTATCTCGGGGCAGAATCTGATCGACTCCGGGCGCTTGTGGCTTCGGAAGCAGAAAGGCGCGGATGGACCGAGCTTCAGAGCAAAAACGCCCTTGCCGACGCGAACGCGGTGGTTAAGTACGCGATCGATAAGGTTGATCGCATCGGTGAGTTGAAGCGCAAGACCCATGAGGCGGACTCGGCATTGAGCACAGGGTATCTCCAGGCGCTGGTTTCGGCCTCGAATGTTGCGCTGTCCGGCAGTGGTGGGCAGTCGGTAACTGAGAATGTCTGATGAAGGTCCGCGGGTCCATTTACGGAACTGGTAAGCGGCTGCCGGGGGACCGGGAGAAGTTCGGTGACCACGAGTCGCGGTTCAAGGGGCTCTCCACTCCGCAGTTCATCAGCCATAAGCGCATTGATCCGGACGGCAGTATTACGAGGACCATAACCATAGGGGCTTTCTATAAAGAAAGTACCATGGGTGGACATGCGGCGGGAACCCCATATCTGCCGCCTTTACGTATGATTCGCGTGACTGAGGGGCCGGGGGCCGGGGAGATAGAGGTTGAGTGTTACATGGACTCCGGTTTTCTGGGGGTTCCCGATTACAATCGAACTGATCCTAATACTATTACGCCGCTCACTTTGTATCAGTCGCCCAGGCTGTTGAGCCTGTACCCATTAACGGCCGGTAAGGCGATTTACCAGCCGCAGCCGGGTGACGTGGTACACGGCGCATACCCTCCCTCATTCGATTTCCTCTCCAACCCCCCCGGCCCTGGCGAACAAGACTCTTTGTTTTCTAAGGTCGAGGGGTCAATGACCGTCACGAAAAAAGCCGGGAACAATACGGGGAAACTGAAGCTTTTGACCCAAGCAAAGCTGGCGCTGAAGTTGTATGTGCCGGCCCTGCCTCTGCCGCCGATCAATTCCATAGCGCCTTCTTTGTCTACGATGGGGCTTTATACGGAAGAGGCTGGCGTGTATTGGTATGTCACAATTACCAATGGTACGGAAGTGACGTTCACGCTGCTGAATATTTCGTCCGCATGGGTGGCGGAAGTAAAAAGCACGCCTTACGGCAGTGCCAGATTGGTTGCAGAGGCACACGCATTGGCTTGTTCTTCCGTTACCACTACAACCCGGACGGTTGAGATAACCGGAACAGATCTGCCGGACGGAATGCCGCTGGCCTATTCCTGGAAAGGGAACTGGAGCGGGAATCGGTTTGCAATTGTTCTTCATGAGTATACGGGGAGTGATAATGATATCGAGCCGGGGAATCCGGAGTGTAACGTCATGTCTATTCATACTAGCTTGGTTACTCTTGAGATAAATAAATCTGCTGGAGATTTCTCCGTAACACGAGCGGTGGAAGAAGAACATGACTGGTTGTTTAAGGATGGAGAACTGATTTGGTATCCGGTTCCTGGACAAGAGTTAATGTGCCATGTGGTAGCGGCTTGCGGGCTGGGGGCGCTTACTACCACAGAGACCGCGGAAGCTGTGCCTCTACTGTGTTGGTATGGGGCTGAAGGCGCGAGTTATGAAAATAACACACTTGTTATTGATCGTCATACGAGAGAGTACGAAGAGAGTCATAATGAAACAAGCAACCCATGTCCTGGGCTAATCAATGGATCGTTCTATTTTTGCAATGAGACGATTGCTAGAACAAAGCGTGTAATAACCAGCGGAACACGAGGAATAATAGAGATTGAGATTGGCGGAGAATTGGCCGTCCATACAGAAACACCTCAATATAAAAACGTTTTTAGGTCTGTGGGTGTGGATGCTGATGGGTTAACCTGGAGCGGTCCAACTGCAGTAGCTGGCGGGCAAGATGTGCAACTGTCTCAATGCCAAATAAGCGGAGAAGTTTGTGATGTTGTGGATACAGAACTGGTAGAGACTCCTGGGGTTTCCACCTCCCTTGATCAATGGGACTACGGCGGAACGGTAAGTTTTGTTGAGGAGTGGGGTAACGTTGTGATTGCTGGAAGTGGGGCGGCGCATGTTATACCTTATGATTGTGCAGAGGGAGTGATTGTAGTTAGTGCGGATGTTGATACTGGGAACTTGACACATAGAACCGGAAATCGAACCAATGCCACTTGGATACGCCAGATCGGGGATATACGTTGGTATGATGGAGTAGATTGGCATTATCAAGGAAATTATAGAGCTCAATCCGGTTATCAGATTGGCAATCCTGGAATCAGTGGACTCGTTACGACATATCCGAATGTCAAAAATGTAGACGGGACTCTGCGGTATTATGGACGATATTATGTTGACCCGATGGAGGAGGGTGTAAGTCATCGCGTGATTGATGGTGTACCCGAGGGGGATAATGACGGAACAGCAGAGTGGCTTAGGTTTAATAAAAGCGATGCGTGTCGGGATCTGATTCCATACATGATTCAGGGCATCGGCCCGGAAATAGCTGCTCAAGCTGGGTACGAGCGGCAATGGGGTGAGGGGTATCCGGATGATGCCGCTGAGGCGAACGAGACTGGCGTTATAGGGTTCGGATAATGGCAACAATTTACGCGATCAATGCAAACACGCTTGCGCCGAGCGAGTACCGTGATTTGTCGGTTATCGGACTGGCGGTGCTGGACAATCAACTCTACGGAATCAAAACAGACGGATTCGTGGAGCTCACTGGTTCCGATGACGAGGGAGCGGATATCGACGCCTACATCGAAACCGGGGAGATGCCGCTTGGAAGCGGCAACCTGAAACGTTTTCCGAGGTTGTACATCGGCGGGACTGCGGCCAAGGGTGTAACGGTCACAGTGACGACCGAGGAGAGCGGGGTGGCGCGATCACGGGATTATCCGAAGGCACCATGGCTGGGAGCCCTGCGCACACGCGTGGCGAAGCTTGCCGGCGGCCCGAAGAGCAGATATGTCCAGGTGAAGATTGCGAACCGGGACGGGGGCTCGCTAAAAATCGAGCAGGCCGATTTGAGGGTGGACGGCTTGCCACACCGAGTGTAGTGCGGTACAGTAAATCGGTGTTGCGCATCCATCATCCTCGATGTCGCAGCTACGGCCCTCGGGAACCACAATGCCCCTGGGCCAATTGCCACCGGGCATACGTGCCCACTATGGCGTTCAGCCCGGCCACCGTCGTCTCCAGCGGTGCGCCGGGCTTCTTTTTGCCCGCGTAGGTCAGTTGGTAGAGCGCCTCTCCAGGCTTGGAGGAAGGTGGAGGAGTCGATCCCCCTCGGATTCGAACTGAGATTCACGAAGGCTTAAACCCCGTCCCCGTCCCCGTACCCGTACCC